GAGCAGCAGGTGCACAAGGTGCCACAGGCGCTACAGGAGCACAAGGTGCAGTAGGTGCACAAGGTGCCACAGGCGCTACAGGAGCACAAGGTGCAGTAGGTGCACAAGGTGCCACAGGCGCTACAGGCGCACAAGGTGCAGCAGGAGCTCAAGGCGCTACAGGAAGAACAGGCGCTACAGGAGCACAAGGTGCAGCAGGTGCACAAGGTGCCACAGGTGCTACAGGCGCACAAGGTGCAGTAGGTGCACAAGGTGCCACAGGTGCTACAGGCGCACAAGGTGCAGTAGGTGCACAAGGTGCCACAGGCGCTACAGGAGCACAAGGAACAGCAGGTGCACAAGGTGCCACAGGCGCTACAGGCGCACAAGGTGCAGCAGGAGCTCAAGGTGCCACAGGCGCTACAGGCGCACAAGGTGCAGCAGGTGCACAAGGTGCCACAGGCGCTACAGGCGCACAAGGTGCAGCAGGTGCACAAGGTGCCACAGGCGCTACAGGCGCACAAGGTGCAGCAGGTGCACAAGGTGCCACAGGCGCTACAGGAGCACAAGGTGCAGCAGGTGCACAAGGTGCCACAGGCGCTACAGGAGCACAAGGTGCAGCAGGTGCACAAGGTGCCACAGGCGCTACAGGAGCACAAGGAACAGCAGGTGCACAAGGTGCTACAGGCGCTACAGGAGCACAAGGTGCAGTAGGTGCACAAGGTGCCACAGGCGCTACAGGAGCACAAGGTGCAGTAGGTGCACAAGGTGCCACAGGCGCTACAGGCACACAAGGTGCAGCAGGAGCTCAAGGCGCTACAGGAAGAACAGGCGCTACAGGAGCACAAGGTGCAGCAGGTGCACAAGGTGCCACAGGTGCTACAGGCGCACAAGGTGCAGTAGGTGCACAAGGCGCTACAGGCGCTACAGGTGCACAAGGTGCAGTAGGTGCACAAGGCGCTACAGGCGCTACAGGCGCTACAGGAGCACAAGGAACAGCAGGTGCACAAGGTGCCACAGGCGCTACAGGCGCACAAGGTGCAGCAGGAGCTCAAGGTGCCACAGGCGCTACAGGAGCACAAGGAACAGCAGGTGCACAAGGTGCTACAGGCGCTACAGGAGCACAAGGAACAGCAGGTGCACAAGGTGCTACAGGCGCTACAGGAGCACAAGGAACAGCAGGTGCACAAGGTGCCACAGGCGCTACAGGCGCACAAGGTGCAGTAGGTGCACAAGGCGCTACAGGAAGAACAGGCGCTACAGGTGCACAAGGTGCAGCAGGAGCTCAAGGCGCTACAGGAAGAACAGGCGCTACAGGCGCACAAGGTGCAGCAGGTGCACAAGGTGCCACAGGTGCTACAGGCGCACAAGGTGCAGTAGGTGCACAAGGTGCCACAGGTGCTACAGGCGCACAAGGAACAGCAGGTGCACAAGGTGCCACAGGCGCTACAGGCGCACAAGGTGCAGCAGGTGCACAAGGTGCCACAGGCGCTACAGGCGCACAAGGTGCAGCAGGTGCACAAGGTGCCACAGGCGCTACAGGAGCACAAGGAACAGCAGGTGCACAAGGTGCCACAGGCGCTACAGGAGCACAAGGAACAGCAGGTGCACAAGGTGCTACAGGCGCTACAGGAGCACAAGGTGCAGCAGGTGCACAAGGTGCCACAGGCGCTACAGGAGCACAAGGTGCAGTAGGTGCACAAGGTGCCACAGGCGCTACAGGAGCACAAGGTGCAGCAGGTGCACAAGGTGCCACAGGCGCTACAGGAGCACAAGGTGCAGCAGGAGCTCAAGGCGCTACAGGCGCTACAGGAGCACAAGGTGCAGCAGGTGCACAAGGTGCCACAGGCGCTACAGGAGCACAAGGTGCAGCAGGTGCACAAGGTGCCACAGGCGCTACAGGAGCACAAGGTGCAGCAGGAGCTCAAGGCGCTACAGGAAGAACAGGCGCTACAGGCGCACAAGGTGCAGCAGGTGCACAAGGTGCCACAGGCGCTACAGGCGCACAAGGTGCAGCAGGTGCACAAGGTGCCACAGGCGCTACAGGCGCACAAGGTGCAGCAGGTGCACAAGGTGCCACAGGCGCTACAGGAGCACAAGGTGCAGCAGGAGCTCAAGGCGCTACAGGCGCTACAGGAGCACAAGGTGCAGCAGGTGCACAAGGTGCCACAGGCGCTACAGGAGCACAAGGTGCAGCAGGAGCACAAGGTGCCACAGGCGCTACAGGCGCACAAGGTGCAGCAGGTGCACAAGGTGCCACAGGCGCTACAGGTGCACAAGGAACAGCAGGTGCACAAGGTGCCACAGGCGCTACAGGAGCACAAGGTGCAGCAGGAGCACAAGGTGCCACAGGCGCTACAGGAGCACAAGGAACAGCAGGTGCACAAGGCGCTACAGGAAGAACGGGAGCACAAGGAACAGCAGGTGCACAAGGCGCTACAGGAAGAACGGGAGCACAAGGAACAGCAGGTGCACAAGGAGCCACAGGCGCTACAGGAGCACAAGGAACAGCAGGAGCTCAAGGTGTCACAGGCGCTACAGGCGCACAAGGTGCAGCAGGAGCTCAAGGTGCCACAGGCGCTACAGGCGCACAAGGTGCAGCAGGTGCACAAGGTGCCACAGGCGCTACAGGAGCACAAGGTGCAGCAGGTGCTCAAGGCGCTACAGGAAGAACAGGCGCTACAGGAGCACAAGGTGCAGTAGGTGCACAAGGTGCCACAGGCGCTACAGGAGCACAAGGTGCAGTAGGTGCACAAGGTGCCACAGGTGCTACAGGCGCACAAGGTGCAGTAGGTGCACAAGGCGCTACAGGAAGAACAGGCGCTACAGGCGCACAAGGTGCAGCAGGTGCACAAGGTGCCACAGGCGCTACAGGCGCACAAGGTGCAGTAGGTGCACAAGGTGCCACAGGCGCTACAGGAGCACAAGGTGCAGCAGGTGCACAAGGTGCCACAGGCGCTACAGGAGCACAAGGTGCAGTAGGTGCACAAGGTGCCACAGGCGCTACAGGCGCACAAGGTGCAGCAGGTGCACAAGGCGCTACAGGAAGAACAGGCGCTACAGGCGCACAAGGTGCAGCAGGTGCACAAGGTGCCACAGGCGCTACAGGAGCACAAGGTGCAGTAGGTGCACAAGGTGCCACAGGCGCTACAGGCGCACAAGGTGCAGCAGGAGCTCAAGGCGCTACAGGAGCACAAGGCGCAACAGGAGCACAAGGAGCCCAGGGTGCAACAGGTAGAACAGGCGCAACAGGAGCCCAGGGTGCAACAGGAGCAACAGTTCCATATAATATTAATCTTCAAGCAATACCTGTGTTTCCTTTTTCATCAGGGTTACAACCTGAACTATATTACTCAATTGCTTTTTCTGAACCAGGTTGTATTATTACTGTTCCTCCTTTATTTCAATGTACTACAATTAATTATGAATTTGCGTTGTATGTATGTGGACGAAATGCTTGTCCTGCAACTTTCTCAGATGCAAAAGCAACTCATAATACTCCGTTGAACAATGAAGTTTGTAAAGCACATACTGGTGTACCACTCGATTATTGTACTGATGGTATTGTCACACCGTTTAACCGTTATTTTTGTTGTATTATCGGAGGACCTGGTGGTCCTCCCTTTGAAGATGCATTTATCGAATGGTTTTATTATATAGAGACAAATAATGCGGCGCAGGCTTATGTTACTGGTAAATTTACTTTTATGGCAAACAAAAATTATATTAAAAATGTGTGGGATGCGCACGGGTACCCAGGACCAGTAGGTAATGGTATACCTCTTTTCAACCCGTCAAATCATAACCAATAATAATCAATAAACTTAAAATAAATAAATAAAAGTGAATAAAACGTTTTATTTATTTATTTATTGTCATATTTAATGATACTTCATAATCTAAACACTCAATTTTATTAATGATAATCCTTCTCAAATTCTGCATATTTTGTCGTAATGAAATTATAAAATTTTCACTATTATTATTAGAAATTAGTTTTAATAATGAAATGTGATATATTTGTTCAATATGCTCTATATATGAGTTATCAGCATACTTATTTTTAATAAAATCAATTGTATATAAGGAATCATTATAATTTTTATTTTTTACAAATGTATTATTAATAAATTTATGGTAATCAATTAAACAAATAATTAACTCATTACTGCTACTTGTTGCTAGTTCTAAGTTATAATTTTCTAAAAAAGTATCCCCATTATTATTTGAACAACTCATACAAAATGGCATAATAGATTTTATTTTAAGTAATAACTCTTTTGTATTTTTTTTTTGATTATCACTTGGATTTTCTGGATATATAGTTGAAAACGAATGTAATAAATGCCAAATAACATGGTAACATCGTGTTTTAATAATATTTGAGAGTAACAATCTTTTAAAATTAGATATTACAGTGGAATCATTATTAATTGAATTACATAATAATTGGTTTAATTCGTTACTAACTTGTTCCATAATGTATTTAATATATTAATAATATATTTTAAAATAATTTAAAACTTTTACCAAATATATTAATAAACATGGATTTAATATACAAGAAAGATAAAAATGGTAAAGATATATTATGCAATGAAGATGAAAGACACCAAATCATGATGGAATGGGAAAAACCTTATATGGAAAAATCAATTGAACTCTTGAATCCGTTTGGTAAAGTATTGGAAATCGGGTTTGGATTGGGATACAGTGCAACAAAAATATGCAGTTTCAAAAATGTCAAAGAGTATAATGTAATAGAGTGCATGCCGATTGTATGGGAAAAATTTGAAGAATTCAAAACTGAACAACAAATTGCAAGACCTGAACTAAAAATAAATTTAATAAAAGGTAGGTGGGAAGACGTTTTACAGACGACGGAAACATTTGACTCCATATATTTTGACGACTATGTGTTGAATTCAGACATGGATATAGGTAATAGAAGAATGATAAAAGATAGGTTTTCACATTTTTTACAGAAAGTCTTGCAAAATCATACAAGAATTGAGACTAGAATATCTTTTTATTCTGGTGTAAATTGTATAGAAATGTACAAAAATATAACTTGTATACATGTAGAATGCAGCGAATATAAAATAGAGATTCCAGGCGATTGTAAATATGCAAAAGGGAATAAAATGTATATTCCAATTATAACAAAGACGTCAAATGCAGAACTTGATTTAAAAGATAAATTAATTCCCGCTAATAATGTCAATAATATGCAGAAAATAAATCCGGAAATTCATGAAGAAATAAAAAAAGAAATTGAAATACACACCAAATATAAAACATTGTTTGATGATATACAAGTTCGCAGTCCGTCGTGCGGATTAATTGTTATTGATAATTTTTATAAAAATCCACACGAAACGAGGAAATATATTTTAACCCAAGAGTTTTCTGTTCGTGGAAATTATCCAGGGCAAAGAACTATTTCATACGCGACTCAGCATTTGAAAGACATTATTCAAGGATATGTCATGCCGTTTGGTGGAAAGATTACAGATTTTCCAATTCCAGATAAAACAACAAATGCGAACATTTACAACGGGTCTTTTCAATACACCACTTCTCGAGACAGGTCTTGGGTTCATATTGATGGTTATAATAACTGGGGCGGAGTTTTGTACATGACTCCGAATGCGCCGCTATCATCAGGAACAGCATTTTACAAGTTCAACGACGGAGCAGAGTGTCAACGAGACCAAGATATTTTAGAAAATAAAACCCAAACAGACACATTTAGTCAAGATATGACAAAATGGCAACTGGTGGATCGAGTGGGGAATGTTTTTAACAGGCTCATATTATTCAATTCCAAGCGATTTCACATGTCGATGGATTACTTTGGTGATTCAAAAGAAAATGGAAGACTTTTTCAAGTGTTTTTCTTTTCAACCGAAAAATGATTTATGACGGTTCCTTTTACCCCCTCCCTTGTTCAAAAGGGATAATCTGCGAAAACCTTTTTGAATAAAATTTATTTTTATATAATTGTGAAAATGATTGTGATATAATAATAATTAACCTAAACAATTTAAACCCATGGTTAGATATATTGTAAATAGTTAACGCATTGTGTAAAAATGCCATCCATTGTCATCGTTGAAAAGAATGGTGATTTGAAAGTACGGGAATATAAAAGCACAAATACAGACGAATTGTATAAAAAATGCAATTTAAAAAAATCGGAAGGATTTGATAAAGTTACGGAATGGGGATATTCAAAAAAGGGCGATGGTCGGGTTACAGTTGAATTATGGGCACGAAGTGAAGGTCAGGCAAACCAAGAGAATAAATATGATTTTCCACCACCTGTGGATTCTGAATTATTTTTTGGAAGTTGTGCACTTTTGTTGAGAGATTCAAATATGAAAATTATTGATTTGACAGTTGAAAAATGGAATAAAATATATGAGCATTTATTTGGTGGGTTTGAAACACTTGCAGACAATGCGGATGAAGATGATGAAGAAGAAGATGAGTTGGCAAATGTTCCATCAAGTATGAAGACAAAGGATGGTTATTTGAAAGACGGTTTTATTATTGAAGATGCATTAGAAGATGCTGATCCCGATGCTGAAGAAAATTCAAGCGATGATTCTGAAGATGATTGCGAGTCGGAAGGGGATGAAAGTACTGTGTCGACAGACGAAGAGAATGAAGACGATGATGAAAGTAGCAATAGTAGTGATGATTCTTCAGAGCTTAATTCCGAAGAATATAATTATTCAGATGACGATAATGATGAAGAAACGAAATAAAAAATATGAATAAAAAATATGAATAAAAAATATGAATAAAAAATATGAATAAAAAATATGAATAAAAAATATGAGTAAAAATAGTAATAAAAATAGTAATAAAAATAGTAATAAAAATAATAGTGTTTACATAAACAATAACAATCAATAACAATATATAAAAAAATTGAATATAAAAATATATATTGTTATAAGAGTAAATACCTAGACCGCCACCAACAGACCACCATCACAAACCATTCTATAAAATGATTCCAAAAAATCCCGACTCTTTCAGACGAAATATACAAAAAAAATTATCAGAAAAAATTGGAGACGAAACGGGGAGCATTGGGCTAAATCTGGAGAAAGGAATTTTTAATCGAACGCTTTTAAAAGCAGGAGAAATGAATATTGTAAAAAAATGGGACAATATCTATTTTGTTCAGCTCTACACAGACTGGTTGAAGTCCATTTGCATTAACCTTGAAAATAAAGACGTCATGGATATGGTGAGAACAAAAAAAATCAAAGCTCACGAACTTGCATTCATGACGCATCAAGAAATGAATTCGAAAATGTGGAGCAAAATCATTGAGGATAAAAAGAACAGAGATAAGAATAGGTATGAATTGAAGATTGAAGCGTCAACTGACTTGTTTACTTGTCGCGCTTGCAAGTCAAACAAATGCACATATACGCAACAACAGACGCGTTCGGCAGACGAGCCAATGACAACTTTTGTCACATGTCTCGAATGCGGTAAACGTTGGAAGTGTTAATTGATTGTCATTATTTATTCTTCATTTAAATCCTAAATTTATAATTTATTTTATTTTTTTTTATTTTTTTTTATTTTTTCTAGTTTTACTTCGATTACCATATTTACAAAATTGTTTTTGTGAGAAACCTCTTGGTCGATTACAATTTATACTTTTTTTGTATTTTAAACTCCATTTTCCTCCGACTAACTGTTTCATTACAAATAAAATAAAATAATTAATTATAATATCTACGTATAATATAAAATAAACAATTAATAATAAAATACATTTTTTTCAATAATGAACACTAGAAAGTTATTTTACGTGACGTTGATTATTTCTGTGTTGGTTCAAATTATTACTGGAATGATTGAAGGGTGGACGGTATTAAGTGTGAACGTTCCATCGCAATATACTATTATAAAGGAACTTTTATATTTGGAACTGTTTGTTCAGGCAATTGAAGGTTTATTTTACATTTGGCTAGTTTATAACTTCACTAGTGTAATAAACGTAACTCCAAAACGGTATATTGACTGGTCAATTACAACCCCAACAATGTTGACTACATTGATTTTTTATTTGATTTATTTGAGATACAAAAATGAAAATATGGATACGACAAAATTGCAATTTTATAATTTACTACATGATAATGCAAACACATTGTCAAAGATAGTATCTTTGAATTGGTCAATGTTATTTTTTGGATATTTGGGAGAAATGAAAATATTGTCGACTGTATCAGGTGTTGTATTAGGGTTTGTTCCATTTTTAATGTATTATTACATGATTTATCAAAAATATGCAATTAGTAGTGGACCACTAGGAATAAAATTATTTTGGTATTTTTTCTTTTTCTGGTCATTGTATGGTGTTGTTGCACTACTACCCTATAATTTGAAAAATTCTCTATACAATATCTTAGATTTATTTGCAAAGAATTTTTTTGGGCTTTTTTTGAGTTACATTATTTTACTAAAAAAATATTAACAGTATTCTTTTTTTTTTATTCTTTTTTATAATATTGTATTTACACTCTTGAATACTTATTCACAATACCCACTCATAAAATTCATTCATGAAAAGTGTAGGATAAATAAACTCGTCTTTTGCTCGTTGTGCTTTAATAAATAGTGACTTGTCTCCAACGACGTAAAATGTTGTTTTACACCTTGATATTGCCGTGTAAACTAATTTTTTGGAATTTTTATTCATTAAGCAAAAGTTGTGCGCAGGAGAAACAATAAACACGATTATATTTCTTTGCAATCCTTGCATTTTATGTACACTGCTTATGTAAAAAGGCATGAATGCGTCTCTAACATCTTCGACTGAGAGGTCCGTTTCGTCTGTTTCTCCATCGTATTTGACTGTATAAGTGTAGACAGTTTCATTTTTTCCATACTTATTTTTCATTTGTTTTACAGTCTCATGAATAGTGCCAACATCACCATTCACGCGAACATTTTTTTCATCCTTGTAGTCATTTTCAGTTCTTATAACTAAATCATTCTCGTGAAAAATGTGCGTGTGACCATTTTCGTAACGTTCCACAAACAATTTTTTGCCATGTGGATTTTTTATTTTTTGAATTATTGGGTTGAGAGCGAATACTCCACCATTTTTTTCTCGTTGAACAGACATTGTGTGAATGTCGAATTCCTTGTGAGGAGTCGTCGTCGTCACTCCAGGTGTAGTCATTTGCAAACGGTGCTGATAATGCTCTTTTTCATATATTTCTGTAATTACTCTCTCGAAATCTTCAGGCGTTTTTGCTTCAATGAAATGAGAATACGCATTATCGAAATCGTCAAAGTGAACGCCATTTTCCGTGTTCATTTTTTCAATAATACTTTTCAGGTTTCCTTCTTGTCGCTTTATATTTGTTAAAATGGTCGTGTTGAAAATCTTGGATTTTATAATAGATTCGAAAGGAGTTCCTGCGCTAATCGGCGGAAGTTGTTTCACGTCTCCAATCAAAATGAGGGAAGAACGAAAGCATTCGCATGCAGACAGGAGTTTTTCAAACAGGAACAAATCAACCATTGATGATTCATCCACAATCATAATTGTCGGTTTAAATTCACCTTTGTTGAATGTAAAATTGAGGGCTCGATGTAAAGTTGAAAACATGACTTTATCATCAAATTTTGAATCATATTTACAATATACTTTAAGGTTTTTTTGTGCTAGTCCAGTTGGAGCCATGACAGCAATGGAACTTCCCATCTCAAGTTGATAACCCATGATACAGTCAACAATTGTGGACTTTCCGGTGCCCGGAGGGCCAGTAATATTGAACAGTTGCATATTATTCAAACGACATCCCCTTTTGATTGCTTCAATTTGTTCTGGTTCAAATTTGAAGGCTTCTTTTTTATTGCTATGTTGTTTGAGTGTATATTTTTCAATGTAAGCATCAATCGCTGCGTCATTTTCTTTGGAGTAAATTTCTTCTTTTTCATGGTAAAACAGGTTTGCAACTTTGTCTGATAGTTTTATTTCAAAGTCAATAAATTCTTGGGTTGTAAAATAAGACGTGGTTCCAAATATCTTTTCAACAATGAGCTTACTGTCTAATAAGAGCGACTGTGCTGCTGAATTCCCACTACGCAGTTTGAATTCTTTATTAAACTCCATTTCGAGTTGACCGGTCTCGGATTCAGGAATATACAGTTGATTATTTTGTTTTGCCATAAAGTAGTCATAGATCCACGCACGTACTCGCTTGTCCAGTGGAGGAATTATTTTTTTTTCATTACAAATGTCCATAGCATTCTTGTAAGATATAAACTGGTTTTCAAATGTTATAAAATCAAAGGGATTCAAAAGTAAATACTCGATTGGAAAACTATTTTTTGACTTTGAAGTGCAAACTTTTACGTGATGAAAGTATCGGTAAAGTTTTTTTGGTTTTACCTTGCATGTTTCAACAATTTCTTTTAGTGTCTTTTTTACTGAATCTTGTCTCGAGTTGACGAAACGATTGTACTCCATTTTCACAATAGAGTCATGATCCATAAATCCTTGTGTTTTCGCATATTTCGTCACAACAAAATAGTCCTTACAGTCCTTACCTTCAAGTCTCGTTTTTCTTTTTGCCTCAGACACGAGGTCTTTGTATACACCATTGTGATGAATTTTATAGTATGCTTTAAAGTATGACTCACAGAGCGAGTCAATCACTTCTTCTTCTTTCGTTTTTGTATTTTGTTGTTTTTTCACACTGTTAGTATCGGTCGGAGCGGTCGGAGCAGCAGCATCAGTGGTAACAGCAGCATCTGGAGGAGCAGCGGCAGTAGCAGCTTCACGTTTTCGTTTGAATAGTCCAGGAGTGACGGTTGGAGATGACTTTGTGTTCAAGGGAAAGAACATAGAGGGTAATAATTGTTGTACTTTTTCTGTTTTTTTTTGTTTAGAAGAATCGGCTCTCAGCATGTCACGTTTATATATATTTTACATTTGTTATAATAAAAAAATCAATTTTTATTATAATAATTTTTTAATATAACTTTTTATAATATCGCAAAATTAAATAAAATAAACAAGTAAAAGTATAATAAATTGATAAATCAAATAAATCAACAAATAATTTCAAGGTCTTGCAATCTCCACAGTTCAGAACTACCGTTGGGTAAAGGGCGCCGAATAATAAATGGCAGTTTTTTATGTTCCAGTTCCAGCTGCGCAATAATGTACCCGTCGATGATTGTCGGATTCACATCAACATAAGGTTTCGCGCCTTCATTTAGTTGTTTTGTTCGAATTCCTAAAACTCTTGTTTTTTCGTACTTTGTTAAAAATGGTAGTGTTTTGTGATATGGGTCAATGATTGTTCCTGCATCATTTCTAGTGACGCGTGACATAAATTCAGTTTCTTCATTATTGTAAGACAAACTTTCAGGGTGAAAAGATGCAATGTAATTTTTTTTCAGTTCATTATCGAATTTTTGAAGATGATTTTCGTCGTCGTCATCATCGTCATCATCGTCATCGTCGTCGTAATTTTCATCATCCTCATCAACTGATGACTCAAATGAAACCACTCCTTCTCCTTCTTCTTCAACATCAACGTCTTCTCTCTGCCGCTTATTTTCTTTTTCTTTTCCCTGCCCTCCTTGCCCTCCTTGCCCTCCTTGCCCTCCTTGTCCTTCTTGACCTTCTTGTTCATCATATATGTCCGACGTCGCGTCTGAATCTGATTCTCCTCCTCCTACTATTTCCATTCCACCCCCTGACAATGTTGAATCATCAAAATGTACGCTACCATTTTCGCTACTACTGTCAAAACTGGTATCAACATCAGTATTGGGCTCAGAGTCCATTTTTTTCATGTCTTGCATTTGTTTTGCTTTTGTGAAATGTAAATGTGTCTATATTACATATATAAAATTAAATATTTCTATTTCAATTTTTTATTTTATATATAAATAAATAAAAATAAAAATATAAAATGACTTTTTTGAATATTGAAAACCATGAGTAAATATGTGTAAAGCTAAAAAAATAAATATGCTTCAGATAAATTCAACAGTATGACCACCCAAATTAAAAATGTAATACATATACATTGTAAATATTTTCAAGATGCGTGATGATACTGTTCAGTGTTCCACGTGTGTTTACAAGTTGTGCACATGTAGACGAATTTCAAGTTTGTGTCATCGTATCTAATGTATAAAACAGTACATGGAACATCAAGCGTTTTATTTGTCTCGCATTCCAAGTTGGGACACTTCATTGTGTTAATTTGAGGTAGTGTTGGGTCTAAATGTGTATACTCGTTGACAAAATTTGATAGTCGACTTTCTGTTTGTTTGAAAAATGTTTTTGAAACACAAACACTGGTGTCTGAGTTCTGTTCTTCGTTTCCGCAGTTTCTGCATTTATTGATGAGTATTTTTGAGGTGACTTCTTTTTCTTCTTCTGAAACGGCAGGAGCATCTGCCATTGTAATGTAGTACATGTTTCCGCATACTTTACAAAATTGCATTTTTCAACGACGTTTTGTGGTAGTTGTTGTTGTGTATCTGTGTATCTTGTATATAAATAGTTATGTTATTTTATATTCAATTTAATTATTAATATATATAGTAAATATGTTAATAATTAAAAAAATATTTAAATATAAAAATATGTAATAAATATTGATTTCATTTTTAAATGATTGTTAATTTTTCAAAGAGAGATATCAACTGTGTATAATCAATCTTGAATCCAAATAAATAAAGAGATGAGTGCACAATTTCAGGGTGAAGTATGCGTTCCTTATTTTCTTGCAGTTTTTTCATTATAATGTCTTTATTTTCAAGGTAATGCGCCTTCATAATTGAATAAAAATAGTCTATATAGTCCTTCTCTTTTATAGGTATGTATTTGCCGAAGTTTTCAATGCTGCATAAAAGTTCGTAAATTGAAAAAGAATAATTTCGGAATTCAACAAGATTGTGATAGTTACAAAAGTCAGGATTTTTTTTTGTTATACCCGGTTCATGTAAAATGGGTTCATTATCCATAATAGAAACCAGAGTTAGTAATACGGAAGAAATTGTTTGACAACCGCTCCATTTCTCTCCACGCCACGTATTCAAAATGTCAACACAAACCTTACCAGTTTTGTAAAAATTTGGATGAAACCGTGTAGTTCCATCGTTTGTGTAATAATGAAGAACGGGAGGTGAGTGAGGATAATCAGTTGGAAATACGAATTTAAAATAATAATATCCATTTCGATAGAGTGAGTCCTTAGGACCAATAATTAATGCCCAACCCTCTAATATGTCAGTTTCGCTGTGTTTGTAATATATTCCTTGGTCATGTAGCGGCGTTTTTATAATTTGGCCAATGTCTTTTAACAGACGCTTGACTGCATCTTTTGAAATGCTAATGGGTTTTACATCACTTGCCGTCGTAGCGCTCGTCGTCATTGTTGGTAGTGCTGAATTGTCAATAGCTTCGGTGGCTGCTTTGTCTTGTGTTTTTTTACAAGATGTCATATGATTCTGGAGAGAAGCGTCTAAATATCTACATATGAATACATTTAAATGTTTATATCATATTCATAATTATAAAAATATAAATTTATGAGTATCTAACCTTCATACCTTGTAAAAAAATAAATACATAATTATGTAAAAAATATGAAAAAACACTTTTTATATTTTTTTAAAAATTGATTTTTAGGGATAAGTGGATAAACAATAAATAAAAATTGAATTAAACTTATCTCAATATATAGTATTAACAATGGCAATGGCAAAAGTAAATGTCAAAGCAACTTATAATTTTGCATCATATTTGTTGTCATTATATATAAAGGAAGGTGAGAAATGCACGCACACGCGGTTGAAGAATGCGGACTTGGGAGTCAAAGGTGGCGCATATTTAATAACGGAATCAGAATTGGAAGAATTTTATAAAAAGTATTACCAGCACGTCTTTGTTGAAGGGAAACAAGAATTCTTGACAGAAATTCAGCTTCCGGATGCAGGACCCATCCTTGTAGATTTTGATTTCAAATATGATGTTGGCATAGATGAACGCCAACACACAAAAGACCACGTTGTTGACATGGTATTGCTTTACATGAATGTTCTCAAAAAAATCCTACACATTGATGCAGGAACAGATATTCCTGTATTTATATTTGAAAAAGAAACAGTAAATTGCAAAACCGAATTGACAAAGGATGGAATTCATATGATAATTGGAATTCACATGGAACGAAAGCAGCAAATGTATCTTAGAAGTATGATTTTGTCGGAGTTGCCGAGTGTGTGGAGTGACTTACCCGTGACAAACTCGTGGGAAGATGTCATTGACAACTCAATTACAACCGGAAAGACTGGGTGGCAACTCTACAACTCTAGAAAACCGGGATGCAAGTGTTATCTTTTGAAGTATCACTTTGCGTTGAAACTTAATGAAATGTTAAACTGGGAATTTTTAGAAAAGAAGGTAACAGATTTCAAGTTTGATAAAGATTTCAAGTTATTGACGGCAAGGTACACCGGTCATCAGTCTTTTCGGTTGGTCGAAGAGTACACACAAAAAATTGAAGAAATGTTTAAATCAAAAAGGGCGTTGGTCTCGACATCTGGAGGAAGTTCTACGCGCGTCAATATTGTAATGGCAACATCTTTGACGCCGTCGTCGATTGATTATAATTCAATTACCACTTTAGACCAGCTGAAAGCAGCAATAAAAATTATTATGGACAACTTGGAACCCAGAGAATATGATATAAAGGAGACACACAAGTTTGCAATGTCGCTTTCAGCCAAGTTTTATGAGCCTTATGAAAAATGGATTCAGGTTGGGTGGGCTCTAAAAAATACAAGCGACAAGTTATTTTTAACCTGGATTCTTTTCAGTTCGATGAGTGAAAAATTCAGTTATGAAAAGATTGGGGAATTGTACAGGCAATGGCAGAAATTCAGGACAGGAAAAAGCGAACTTTCAAAACGCTCAGTGATGTTTTGGTCAAAACAGGATAACCCTTTGGAATATAAAAAGATTTCAGAAGAAACGGTTGATTATTATATTGACCAGACGCTTGTAATACATGTAGGTAAGACTAAAATTACGGAAGCATCGGATGTTGATTTGGCAAATGTTTTGTATCACTTGTACAAGGGACGCTTTGTGTGTGTGAGTATAAAGCACAATGCGTGGTTTGAGTTTAAGGACCATCGATGGTCTGTGTGTGACTCAGGAACGTCTCTTCGTTTGTTGATTTCAACTGAAATGCTCGGCATATATTCAGAACGAAGCATGAAGTTGTTGGATAGTTTGAATGAGTATGACAGTACTTCAGAACAGTTCAAGCACATACAGGAACGTTCGAAGCGGATGACAGAAATTTGCAACCAGTTGAAAACAACAAGTGTTAAAAATAATGTGTTACGCGAAGTGCGTGAATTGTTTTATGATAAGGATTTTATTGAAAAAATGGATTCAAAAACACATCTTATGGGGTTCAATAATGGTGTCGTGGATTTTAAGGAAAAAGTTTTCAGACCAGGACAGCCGTATGATTTTATTTCAAAGTCCACAAAAATAGACTTTTTAGACTCGTATTTTACTGGGTGCAAAGAGTTTGAAACAATTGAGCGCGAAATCATTGCATTCATGGAGCAGTTGTTTCCGTCACCGGAGTTGCGCGCTTACATGTGGGAACATCTTGCGTCATGTCTTATTGGTGTGAATCGTGACCAGACGTTTAACATTTACAATGGGTGTGGAAGTAATGGAAAATCAAAGTTAGTCGAGTTGATGTCACACTGTTTTGGAGAGTATAAAGGAACAGTGCCTATTACTTTGATTACAGAAAAACGAAACAAGATTGGTGGAACTGCATCTGAGATTGCGCAACTGATTGGTGTGCGATATGCGGTGATGAATGAGCCGTCGAAAGGGGACCGTATCAATGAGGGTCCGTTGAAAGAACTCACGGGTGGTGATCCAATTCAAGCGCGCGCACTGTATCAGGAAATGGTTACATTTGTGCCGCAGTTCAAGTTGGTTGTTTGCACGAATGTCATGTTTGATGTCAAGAGTAACGATAACGGCACATGGAGACGCATTTGCAAAGTTGATTTTGAGTCTTTATTTTGCGAAGAACCAAAGTCTGATGACCCTGAAATGCCGTATCAGTTCAAGATTGACAAACGATTGGATGAAAAACTTGAAGGATGGGCGCCGGTGTTTATGGCAATGCTGGTTCAAAAGGCATATCAAACGGGAGGTACTGTTGCTACTTGTGAAAAGGTTAGACTGAGTAGTAACAAATATAGAAATAGCCAAGACTATTTGTCAGAATTCATTCGAGACAAAATCAAAGTATGTCCTGGTATTAATGATAAGACTGGAAAAGCGTTTGATGTGAAACGAGATGAGTTGAATCAGGAGTTCAAAGATTGGTATATGAATAATTATGATAAGAATGTGCCCAGGTTTCAGGAGTTGCATGACTACATGGATAAGAAGTTTAAAAAGATTGCAAAGGGTGGTTGGTCAGGATGTAAAGTGATTTATCCAAATGATGATGAAGATGAAGAATTTGACGATTTGTAAATAAAAAGTATTTGAAGTCACACATGGTGGTATTTTGAAATCACATTATGATGTTATAACAAGTAGAAAAAAAAAATATAAAAAAATATAAAAAAATATTTTTCTTTTTTGTTTTTTCTTCTTCTTTTTTCTTCTTTTTTTTCTTTTTTATTTTTCAAAACGCAAGCAAGGGGTTACCACACCTGTGGGGAGGCAAGCAAGTTCGTTCACTCGAGATTTTTTTGCAAGGTGTGCCAAGCATCCTTTGACTCTTGGTCGATGGTGACCATTTTGTGCGCCTCGTACTGTTCCGGCGAGTCGTAAAAGTAGGTCATTGGAACAATTCCACTGCAGACTACAACCTTCCACAAGTGGTCTTCTTCAAATGAGCCAACATTCCACGGGTACTTGACTCCAGTGATTGCATTCACGATGGGAAGACCCATCCTATTGGATGGAAAGGGTCCTCGAAAGACCTTTTCTTCCTTCTTTCCTCCGTTGCCCTTGTAGCCGTTGCCCTTCTGGCTCTTGCTGTTGCCGTTGCTCTTGTTGTTGCTGTTGCCGTACATTGTTGTTGTTGATGCTTCTGAGACGATTCACTGCAAAATGTCAAGATATAAATTGAATTTTCAATTTATATTTTTTTCATTGTAATTTGGGAAGAAAAAAAAGAAAAGTTGAAGTTAAATCAAAATTATTTTACACCTTTGCACATTCAAAACGCCAATTTTAATATTTTTTTCTTGATTTCAATTTTAATTTTCTTGACTTTTTCGATTTTGATTTTAATTTTCTGGACTTTACTTTTGATTTTTTTTTATATCCTCCTTCACGATTTAGCTTTATACCAGGCTGAACCTCAGGAGTCTTTCGAACAACACTTTTAATACTGTCTGTTATTATACCCTTTACTTTTTCTTTTAGTAAATCTTCTTCTTGTACTTGTACTTCAACTTCTTCTATAAATTCGTCTAATTTTTTTTGGCTCGTTTGTTTTTTCAAATTTATCTTTTTCAAAAGACCTTTAGGATTTTCTACAACTACTTCATCTGGTAATGGTTCGCCATTCCATGAATAATGAGTACCTCGTAACATGGTTTTAAGTCCAGGGTTAAAGGATTTTGCTAATGTGCCTTCACGCTCAGTTAATTTTCTGGATTTTTCATTGTTTTCTTCTATTTTATTCTTATTTTCATCACTTGAAAATATATCATCAATATTGTCTTCAGAAAGAAAACTTGACCACGTAAGATAAGTTGATACAATTTCATTTTCAATTCTTTTAATTGTATCAGATATACTTAATATATTATTAACAAGACCCTTATTTTTTACATATATATTTTCATAACATGTATATAGTTGATCAGATTTTAAACCACTACATGTTTTTGTAACAAAAGATAAAAATTTTTTTTTATATTCTATGTAGTTGCGAGTAATCTTATCATAAATATATACTAAATATTTTAATTGGTCGACTGCATCTTCAGTCTCAGTAATCCAGCTCATTAAGTTTTATTATTAATATTTTATGAATATTATAAAGTATATGTATATATTAATTTATATATTAATTTATAATATTATTTAGTTATTTATTTTTTTTTGATTTGAAATCATTGAATGATTCAAATAGTGATTTGAAAACAGAAATACTTTCTAAAATGACTTTTGAAATAAGTTCTTGCACTTTGGGTAGTTCCATTTCATCTTTGAATGAAACAATAATGTAACTATCTAACGCATGCGGGTGCGGTTTTTTGAATCCGCAGAATGAAACGATTCCGTCAGATTGTCTGTTATAGTAATTCGAAAAGATATAAAACTCAATTACTTTTCCTAGAGTGTAATCCTCTCCAACCAAGTTGATTCGAAATGAATTTTTCATGGTGGTTAATTCGTGCGCATACTCAATTGTCGTCGTTGCATTCGTTTCAGCATTTGTTTCTGCAGCGTGTTCTATGCTAGCCAACAGTTTTTCACATTTCTTTATCATAATGTCGCAAGCTTTCGTAACAAGTTGAACATTAGTATATACGCCAACAGTCTCAATTATAAAATCAAAACTATTTGGAACAAATATGCGTTGGGCTTCAAGAAGTTCCCAGTTTTTTTTTTCATTTTCAATAACTTCTTCAATGGAATCGGCAGACAACGACGACGATTCCAGTCCTTCTCGAATCGTTTTTTCCTTTGCTTTCCATTGTTTTTCAATTTCTTTGGTGTCAGGCGTACAACTGTAAGCGCACGTGTGCGCCACATTATACATTCCGTCAAATTTTGCATTTGAAATTTCAAGAGTGCAAGTAAATGCAAGTGCTTCTCCACTGTTTGAATTGGAAGAAGAAATGTTAGGCAATAGTCTAGCAAATTCAATGTAGTCACCGGAAATTGCATCGGGTGGGAAAATTTTACGAACAGTTGCTTCAGGCAGATATTCGTACATGACATCTTCATCGGCGTCTTCATTTCTTGAACGTCCTGATTTTTTTTCAATTTCTTTTGCTTTTTTTACTTTAAAGTCTTCAGTTGTAACGTATCGAATTGTATCTGTTTCATTTTTTACGTCAACTTCCACGACATAGTTCTTGTACTCGTTGGCGATACCATCAATAGTGTGTAAATGATGTATTGGTATACAACCGAGCCTCTGTTTCAATATTTCATTGTGAAGTCTCGTCGTGTTAACCGTAAACTCTGCTCGATTTTCAGAATGAGGAAATGTTCTAAATACGTATTGGTTTATATCCGACAGAATGATTCGTCGCAAAGCATTTGCAATTGAAACATCGCAATTTTCCAACGTAAATGTGAGTGTAAATTCGTTATTGTTATTGTGTTGAGAAATGATGGGTTTACTGGTTCTAGTTTTGGAAGAAGAAGAGCTCATTACAACAAATCCAAGTTAATAATAATATATATTCATAATATTAAATCAATTTTTTTAATATTTATTAACCGATAATAACAAAAAATATTAAAAAATAAAATGATAAATAATTTATTTTAATAACTATTTAATATTTATTATTATTTCAATATAAATAGTTATTGCGTTGTTACATTACGTATAAAAATAATTTCAGTTTTTTCTAGAATAAATCATTTTTTATGAGTAGCATTATCTACTATAGTAATTTTTGTGAGAAATCTAAAAAGTTATTACAGACTCTTTCTAAAAGTGCTTGTAGCAAAGAGATTCATTTTTTGTGCATTGATAAACGAGAGAAGGCGCAAAATGGAATCACATATTTGATATTAGATAATGGAGAAAAGATTTTACTTCCTCCGCAAGTAACTCGTGTTCCAGCATTACTTTTGTTGAACAAGGGAAATCAGATTTTGTACGGGGACCAAATCATGCAACACTTGTCTCCCAAGGAAATGGAAATAAATCAAATTGCGACTAATAATAATGGAGAACCGGCGCCCTTTTCACTAACTAGCGATTTTATGGGGCACGGTGTAACATCAGACACGTACAGTTTTTGGGACCAAAGCAGCGACGAACTTTTAGCGAAAGGCAATGGCGGTATGCGCCAAATGTACAATTATTCAACGGTTGACTATTCAAATACTGGAAGAATAGAAACTCCACCTGATAACTATACCCCAGATAAAATAGGTCAGGTCACGTTGGAACAGTTGCAGCAGAATAGGAAAATGTAAGAAATATTGTAGAAAAATATAAATTGAAAATATTTTTTATAAATTCGACTTTTAACAGTCTCACACCGTTAACCCGTTAACCTTGTTCTCTCTGCAAATCAAATCATGTCACTAGATTCATGCGTATATCTTGCTCATCTTCCTTCTCCTCTTCCTCAATATGAATACGTGGTGAGACCTGGCGCTCCTGCTGTAGCACCAATTTTCAGAAAGCCGTCTCACCTGAAGAAATGGGAATCAAACGAACTCAAAGAAAATAAAAAGTATTCGAATGAGATTTATTATGAAAAATTGAGTGCATGGAAAAAACAACACAACTGGCACGATGTTCCACTCATGACATCCATGACAAAGGAAGAAGCTGACAAAGGATTTAGAGAAATAAAAAAATACGAGTTGGAAATAAAAGAAGAAAAGACAAAAAAGGAGGAACAAGAGTCGCGAGGCATTGAGTATGTCGCGCCTTGTATATTTAGGTACTTGATTCCACATGATGCAGATGATGCAAGAGCTGTTGGAACCTTTTATTTGGAATTTTTGTCCAAAATGATGTACAATCGTGCACATGAATTGTGCGCGTGCACGACGTTTGGGGAATTTGAAAAAGTGTATGAACATTCCACTAATTTAGAAAAAGGATTTTGGTTGCTGGGTTTGAGAGAACGAACTGCGCGTCATGCACTTGCAGCATTTTCTGTTGAGTCAAATTTGTTTCCTGGCAGAAAGGCGCCGGCGTCGGCGCCGACAACCAGCACCAGCACTAGCACCAGCGATGACGACGACGTGCCAACAAGAACATCTAAACGACGCAAAACTTTTTGTGAAAGACGTGGAAAATTTGGCATTTGTGAGGTGAAAGACTTGGAAACGCTTGGAAATTCAGCTCCAATAGTGTGGTACATTTCCCCTGAAGAAATGCGAAATATGAAAAGGTTCGAGTTTTGTTTTGAAATCAGTCCAGAAGAAATTCAAGAACTTCATGATATGGCGACTGTGGATGAGTGGTGGGACAACGAAGGATACAGTTATCCTTGGTAGGTTAGTTAGGTCGGCCAAGTCGGTTGGAAGGAATAAATCTAAAACCGAGTCGAACCGAGTCGAACCGAGTCGAACCGAGCCAAACAATATGTGTCTCATCGCATAATGCAGTTTTTCATTTTTTCTTTGTATTCTGACAATCCAATATTTATTTTCATATTTGAAAATGTAGAACCAAATATAGTATCATTTGAACTATTTTCGATGCTACTATTATTATTATTATTGCTACTGTTATTGAATTTATTACGATGTTCGTGGCTTGCGCGCGCATGTTCATCAATATATTTTTTAACAGTTACATTCAAATGTAGTTTCAATTTATCAATATTGTATCCCTTTTTGGCAGAAACTAATGTCATAAAGTCAAACTGTGTTTGGTTGATGATGTCCTTTGGAATTTGAAAGTCATTATTCAAGTCGTGTTTATTGAATATAAGAATCAGCTTAAAATTTGGTGAAAAAAGTGTCTCATTGTCTTGAATATATTTATTCCATTTTGAGATTTGTTCGTCAATATTTTTTTCAATATCAATGACGACAATAATTATTTCAGCAGACCGAGCATACAGTGGAAGCAAAGAATGGAAACGTTCTTGTCCTGCTGTGTCCCATATTTCAATTTTGATGTTGTCTTCAACTGTGTAAATTGTATATGCCGCACCAATTGTCAAGTTGGTATCAGGATTGAATGTGTTGTGTGTCATTCTTTGAACAATGCATGTTTTTCCAACTCCTGAATTTCCAAAAAGTACCAACTTTATTTTTTTGACCATTGTTTTATTTATATTTATATTATTATTCATATGATTTCTCTCTGTATATATTCATATATATTGAAATATAAAATATATATAACTAAAAAATAATATAAAATTTATTTTTATATATTATTATAATACACATATAATAGACATACATATACATAATACAACACATAACAATATAAATAAAATGACAACTGTAAACTGTTCAGGCGAATCAGAATCAGTAAGCAAGTCGTTGATTCTAAAGGGATTTAATCAACATTTTGAAGAGTTTATAGAAGACATTCAGAGTGTATTTCCGGATGATGATGAGGTTACAACGATGAAAAATTTACTATATATTATGAAAAAGACAAATCCGAAATTAATTTTAGAAACTTGGAATTCATATATAACGATTCCATACAAAGAACCCATTGAACAGTCAGATATTTCTTTTTTTATCAATAAAGATTATTCTGATTTGGATATTGTAATTACAGACAATGTTTCAAATTTCATTGAACGTTTGCGAGGATATGTGCGAAACATGACAGAACATGATCAGGAAAAGTCAATGCAGTATGTGAAAAATTTATGTAACTTGACAAAAGTTTATTATTTAAGTTGAAATAATAATAAATATAAATATTTTTATAAAATTATTAAATTATAAAAACACCATTTAAATACTTTATTCTATGTTTTATTATAATTTGACAAAAAGTAATTAAATTATAATAAAATGAAAACTAGTGTTGAAAAGGGTGTTGAAAAGGGTAAGGATATTCCTGATGAATTTAAAAAGGTAATTTTTGATTTCATTGTAGACATTTCGAATACTTTTCCTGAGTATCAAAGTACGTTGCAGTTATTTTTGGATGCGTCTAGAGAAAGAACGGCCGAGTCAGCTGCCGCCGCCGAATCAGTAAATGTTGTTTCTATTTTGTATGAATACTGTTCCAAGGTATATCCAGAGAGATTTTTTGATATTTTATACAAAAATGATAAAATTTTTGATAAAGAGGATGCGGCAAATGTGAATGTGAATACGCATTTTTTGCCAAATATTGATTTTTGTGTTTTATGGAATACCGAGGGAATAAGTGACACAACTAGAGAGACGATTTGGAAATACCTTCAACTCATTTTGATGACAATTATCACAAACATTGAAGATAAAAAATCATTCGGAGATGCTGCAAATTTATTCGAGGCAATAAATGAAAATGAGTTGCGCAGTAAGTTGGAAGAGACCATTCAACAAATGTACAATATGTTTGAGCCGAATTCTAGTGCTGAGTCCGAAACAAATACAAATACAACAAATGATGAAAGCAATGAAAGCAATGGGGGGAAAAAACCTTCTTTTAATTTTTTTGACTGGGCAAAAGACCTTGGCGAAGAAGATGAGGATGATGGAAATAAAGGTACAAAGGGATTTTCTTCAGCCAATGCAGAGTCAATTCATGAGCACATTTCAAGCATTCTGAATGGGAAAATTGGAAAACTTGCAAAAGAAATTGCAGAGGAGACTGCAAAAGATGTCGACTTTGACATGGATTTTGACGAGTCTAAAGGTGATGGTGTAAATTTTCAGAATGTATTTCAGAAGATGTTTAAAAATCCTGGAAAGCTCATGGGTCTTGTCAAAAGCGTTGGTTCAAAACTGGACCAGAAATTTAAATCGGGAGAAATAAAAGAAAGCGAATTAATGCAAGAAGCGAGTGACTTGTTAAGTAAAATGAAAAATATGCCGGGAATGAATAACTTGACCGACATGTTGAAGAAAATGGGCATGGGAAATATGGCAGGAAACATGGGAGGAGGAGGAAAAATGAATTTTGGTGCCATGCAAAGCCAGCTGCAAAGAAATGTTAAGATGACAAAGATGAAGGAAAGAATGCAAGAAAAACTTGCACATCAAAAACTTGCACAGCAGCAGCAACTGCAACAACAACTGCAACAACAACAGCAGCAACTGCAACAGCAGCAACCGCAACAAAAAGTACATACAGTATTTAGCACTGGAGAGATTATAGAGCGAACTCCCATCGATACAAATCCGTCGTCATTCGCACATAATCAAAATAAAAAGAAAAATAAAAAGAATAAATCAAAAAAATAAAATAATTAAAAATAAATAAATAGTATAAGTAGATATATAGATACATTTATTCACCATCCATATTATAGACATTATAGTTATATGACAACAACGGCATCAAACACAACATTGACGCAGACGGCTTCCGATGTTTCTTTTTCCAGCAGCGCACCTGCACCACCCGCGTCCACAAATATGAATAATGAACAACCCACCACGGTTGATAATAGTGCTAGTGCTAGCAACAGTAGTAGTGGCAACAATAATTTAGATAAGGACAAGGGTACTAGTACTCAATTTTGGACAAATCAACCTTCTGTTCTATTTGATAAAAATGAAATGTCAGATTTATGGCCAATGCCGCTCATGTCAGTCGAACAAAAGTTGAATGCAATTACAAGACTTGTTTTATTATTAACTATTTTAGGATTTTTGATTACAAAAAATATTAATATTATTTTCACAGGTTTCATTACTTTAGCTATTTTTGTTATGTTGTACAATACGCAATACAAAATAAATACTTCAGCTTCATCTTCAAATAGTTCCGAACAAAAAAAAGAAGGATTTGTGAATTCTCAATTGTATAACGCTTTAAAACCGCATTTAACAGTTCCGACTATTCAAAATCCCATGATGAATGTGCTTCTACCTGAAATTTCGTATAACCCTTCACGCGACGAAGCTGCACCTTCCTACAATTCAGAAGTTGAAAAGGAAATCAATCAGTCAACTGAAGGGTATGTTGTTTTAGATTTTGAACCAAGAAATCTGACAGAAGCTGAGAAACTTAGAAAAAAACTATTTGCAGATTTAGGAGATAAATATGAATTTGATGATTCAATGAGATTATTTTATACAAATCCGAGCACCACGGTTCCAAATGACCAAAAGGGTTTTGCAGAGTTTTGCTTTGGAGATATGATTTCATGCAAACAAGGTAATGAAATGGCTTGTCAACGTTTTAATCCGCGGTTAGGTAGTGTTTTGAATTAAATAAATAATGGTGTATTTTTTTTTTCATTTTTTTATTATGTTTATATATACTATAAAAATGGCAACAGTAAAAGACTATGTTTTTGATAAAATGGCAAGAATCGGAAATGATACATGCGGTTTGAGTCAAAGAAATGTTCAAAATATGAATGCTGGGAATTATATGGTGCAGAATTTTTTTTCATCTGACTGCACAATGGCAAGACCCATAGAATTTGCGACCAGCCAACCGGGTATTTTTTTCGAGGGAGGACATCAAACCGGTGCAGGTGGATGCAATATTGACATTAACTCGCAGCTTTTGAACGGGAGCATGAGCACACATCCGAGGTGTAAAATTTCATTAAACCAGCGACCTTTCGTTACGGTCCCTTATTTAGGTAGAGGTGAATGTAATCCGCTTTTAGAATCCAAATTAATTCAAGGAGATGTTACAATCAATAAAAGAAGTGTTAACTTGTTGTCAGAACAATGCTATTCAAATTATCTCAATTATCCGCTTATTCCATCGATTGCTTCGACAGTGTCAAATCCGTCCAACTTGGTTGAAGGCGTCGCCGCAGACGGATGGGTCCGTGGAGGAATTCCATCTCGCGAAATGTCGCGCGAAAAAGCATATGCTTCCTGCAATTACAGTCAGGCACAAAATTAAATATAATTATGGGTCATGAATAAAATAATGAAAATTTATAAATAAATAGTATAAATAAATAATTATATAAACATTTATTTATTTAAACAGTATAACGTATAACAACATTAGTATGAATAGTTTATTGAAAATTATTAATGGGAGCGAGTAACTCGAAATTTAAAATAAATTACGAAGACATGCAGTTGGCATCTAAATATTCTTACACTTGTAACAGTGACAACAACGGTAACAATCATAGTAGGTATGCAATTATAAACACGCTTGACCCTCTTTACCAAACATGTTTGATTCCAAATACAATTCCGATAGCTGAAGAAGAAGAAGTTATAAATGATATTATAACAAATTCAAAAAAAACAAAAATAATAATTTATGGATTGAATTCAAATGATGAAAAAGTATATTCAAAATATGAACAACTTATTAAACTAGGAGTGAAACATGTCTACATTTACATTGGCGGCATGTTTGAGTGGCTTCTACTTCAAGACGTGTATGGTCGGGAATTATTTCCAACAACCTCGACAGAATTAGATATATTAAAATATAAACCTCGAAAAATTCTGGATATTTTATGCATCAAAATGTAAAAAGGATGTGTGTCCGCATTTTACCAAGCGCATTCGGTCTTCTCGGTCTTCTCGGTCTTCTCTATACGGATGATGCTGCGACTGTTGTTGGTTACCATCAATGTACGTTTTCAAACGATGCATCACTCCAAGTATTTTTGAAGTGCGCAAGCTATTTATAAACTGATAAATGTCTGCACTATAATCATACACATGTGATTCAACATCTGCATTCAGTGTCAGCGTCGGAATTGTTATATTCGACGAAGAAGGAGTGTTCAACCAGTCATCATGATAGCGGTTGCATTTTTCCAAGTACTCATAACTAATGTTGCTTTCCCCAGGTCTGCTTCTTTTTTTAACTCTGTTCATGCAGGTGTTGGTGCTTGCTTTGAAGTAAACAATGCATGATGGCTCGACATCTTTTGCGAATGCGTCAAACCATCTTGTGTAAATGATGTATTCATCATGTTCAATGTCTTTGGAATCATAAAGCATTTTTGCAAACACGTATGCGTCTGTCAAAAGACAGCGCTCGGTAACAATAAGCTTCACTTTCGGAGTTTTCAATGCTTCTCTTATTCTTAGCAGCCTGGTAATGTAAGCCATCATTTGAAATCTGAACGCATACTTCTTGACATTGACATACAAATTGGTCAAAATGGGAACGCCATTTTCATCTTTCACTTCTTCCCAGTCGCATGTTGGTTCATCAACAAATATTACAGAATCTTCTGACATTTTTTTCTTTCTCATCAACAACGTTACGTATTCTTTCAATTTTTCCTTACCTGTTGTTTTTCCCGAACCAATGTTTCCTTCTATTGATACTATCAAAGATGATGACGTCGACGATGATTTTGATATGCCGTTACCCATTTTACTCGACTCTTGTTGTATCGACTTTTGTTGTATCAACTCTTGTTTCGACTCTTGTTTGACTTTACTATACTTATTAAAATTATTCAATTTTTATTTATATACAAAATATAAGTCAGCATTAAATAAAAATTGATTATAATACTTGATTATAAAATTGTTTATAAAAGTTACATAAACATATAAAGTTAGTTACATTAGTCAATCACAACAGCAGGAGAGATAAAAAGCAAATAATTAATGACAAAAATACAAAAACAAGAACAACAAAATAATAATGTAATAAAAAAACATGATGAAATAAAAAAATCAAAATCAACCCAAACTGTATTATCATTATCAGATATCAATCATATCATGAGTGTGTCAAAGTACTTGCAATCATTTTCGAATTCTGTGGTTGACGATGACAATGGCGTTCATGACGTTCATCACGATGACGACGACGACAACGCGTATGACCACGAAACAGATGATGATGAGGTTGAAACAAAGGAATCAGCACCGGTGTTATCAGATGACGACGTTGGAATGTTACACGAAGAGGCATTATTTATCATTGACGAATTTATTCATTCAAATCCTCTTTTATTCAGCAGTCCTGATTTTGAAAACATGGTATACGACCATGTGCAATCCATGTTGCACTATTATATTAAAAATTCAATGGCAACTTGTGAAGAAGAAGATGATGCTTATGTTTATGACAACTACGACAATGAGAACGGCGGCGAATACAGTGACTCCGGCGAAGATGAATCCACTATATGTATGCAAATCGACGAAATCGTGAATGTTGCAATACACGACTATTTCAAATTTATTCGTCCTCATCGTTCATACAAGTTTTCATTCATTAGAAAGTCTCCAAACATTGAAAAAATGAAAAAGAAAATAGAATTTTTGAATTTGCTTTATCAACCAGAACAAAAGACAGATGAATGGTATAACCACCGACATGGACTTATTACCGCAAGTTCGGTGTGGAAAGTGTTTGGTTCACAGTCAATACAGAACCAGTTAATATATGAGAAATGCATGCCATTTGATCCAACAAAATATAGCCGTGTAAATTCAGAGTCATCTTTACATTGGGGCCAAAAATATGAAGTGCTTTCAAAAAAATTGTATGAAGAAATCAATGGCACAAAAGTTCAAGAATTTGGTTGCATTCGACATCCAAACCCGCAGTATTATTTCATTGGGGCTTCGCCAGATGGAATAAATGTGTGTCCGTTATCACAGCTCTACGGTCGCATGCTTGAAATAAAAAATGTTGTGTCCAGAGAGATTACGGGCACTCCAAAGGAAGACTACTGGATTCAAATGCAAATTCAAATGGAGGTCTGTAACTTACCTGAATGCGATTTTGAAGAAACAAAATTTACCGAATATGAAGATGAAGATGCATTCAATGCAGAGTCAACCGAAGCAAATGACTCTTCTAAATGGAATTATACTACAAGTGGAAAAAGACGAGGAGTTATCGTATACTTTTCAAAAGATGAGAAACCGTTTTACCAGTACGCTCCGTTGACGATTACGACCAAGGCGGAGTTTGATGCGTGGTTTGAAGAAACCATCAATACGTACGAAACTCTTACATGGGTAAAAAATATTTACTGGAGACTGGACGTTTATAGCTGTGTCCTTGTTTTGCGAAATAAGGAGTGGTTCAAAAATGCAATCGTAAAAATAGAAGAGTTATGGAAGACAATTGAAACCGAAAAACAAACCGGATTTGAGCACAGAGCCCCGAAGAGAAATGCGAATGCGAATGCAAAGAAGGAGAAGGAATACAATTCTGAAAACGGGGTTATGGGAACAATAGAGAAAGTGTGTCACCTTCATTTAAATATTTGATAATAAAAACAGAAAAATTTACTTGAAACATTTCACAATCTATAGGGTTCAACAATTGTTTCCGTAAATATCTGACGGTGCATCGGCATCAAACGCGTAAACATTGACGCGCGTATCTTTTGATGAAAAGGGAATCATTGGAGGAAAATGTGGAATGGTTAAATTTTTATTTTCGTATAATGTTCCGCACATGTTTGCAGGGCTGCATGTACCGTTGTTCGGTGTTGCCCAGTAACGAACGTTATTCGTTCTTTGAAGATAACTATTTGGGAAAATAGGATAATATGCCGACATGGACCTACTATCTAAATCCGATAATCCTGGTTCTTTTTGAAGAGGATAGTCTCCTTGTAACAATGGTTTCGTTACGCTCACTGGAAATTCTCCCGGTTGAAGAAGATGCGAAACAAAGTTCTCTCGAGCCGGTGTAAAAAAGAAGGAGCCAATCAAAGCCAGTAATAATGCTAAAATTAAAAATAAAATGTTGTTTGTTTGATTTGTCATACCTGATATAGTTAATGAGATATCGTTATAAGTATTATAATATAAATATATAATATATTATAATATTCATTTTTTTGAATGAAATAACCAAGTAACAAAATAATTATTTTTCACTTTAAATTTATTTAAAATGATTTATTTTGGCACAATATCTGCTCTTTGTTTGATGCACTTGTTGTCTACATGAAATGATGGAACATCTTTTGTTTGCGGAACAATTGATAAAATGCACTTTGCTTTATGTCCGTAAAGCGGTTCGGTGCATCCTTTTTCTTTTTTTTTTGCAAAGTTGAATATTTTTGGAGGAGGGTCATTCTTTGTGCATCTTGACCTAAAATGTTCATATCTCTCCCGCACATCACAATAGGTTAACCCTGATTTTTTATCTAGTCGCTTATTCACAATCTCATGAAGACGATATATGTATTTAGAAAATGTTTCTCTAGATTTCAAATGACACTCACGAATCGGGTTTGCTTTCAAATTATTTGTTAAATTAATCCGACAGTATTTACACGGCAATACGTACCGCAAACTGTAGATAAAATCAGAGTAATGTTTTTTATCTTCTGCTGTTGGGTTTACTGGGTAATTAAAACTCATTGTGTGTAAAAAATGCCACATAGGAGGGCCCCAGACCGATGTAAGCATTCCATCTCCGCTATTATAATCTTTTTTTGAAAATACATATCTAGATTGTGTTGATGACCCTGAAGATTTTTTTTTCGTTTTATTTTTATTTTTATTTTTATAGAGTTTACCTGTCTTATTTTTCATTTTTTCATATGTTGTTGTCATAATAATACGAATGCACAGTGTTATATTCACACAATATTAATTTTTTTTCATTAAAAATAATTAATATTCGTATGTAAAAAAAAAAATTTATATATTATATAATTATAAACATATATAGCAAATATCAGAACATACCATAAAAATGTCAGTTTCAGCAAAATCTGTAAAAACAGCATTAGAAACAATATATTCTAAACGATACATGATAGTAATGTTACTAGTCGCGTGTTTATTTATTTGGATTGGCGTATATGTTTATAAAACATATGTAAGTTCATATTTGGGCTCTTCATTGGAAGGTTATGCATCTGGAATGGGAGATAATGCTCCATCTACTGAAAATGATAAAACTGCCACACTTTACATGTTTGGAACAAGTTGGTGTCCGCATTGTAAAACAGCTAAACCCATTTGGGAAGAGTTTGTAAAAAATAACCAAAATTCAAAGTTTGGCAATTATAACGTAGTATTCAAAAGTGTTGACTGTGATGATGAAAATGAAGGAAAAAAACTTGCAAGTGATTATAATATAAAAGGATATCCCACTTTTAAATTAGAACGAGGACCAGGAGACATTGTCGAATTTGAAGCAAAACCAACATCTGACAATTTTACCAACCTTCTTCAAACGTCGCTTACTTGAAGGGAGGGGAGGAGGGAGCGGGAGTTAAAGAGGGGCGTTAGCTGCCCGTTTAGTAATAATAATTTTCTTCTTCACAGGTTCTGCACCCTTGGGAACGAGCTCGCCGATCACTGATACTTGTTTATCATTTAATTCAAAACGCTGACCTATTACGCGGATGCAAATAAAGTCTTTTTCATTTACCGAATTGAATTGTGAGTTAGATGAATGATGGTCGCGCGATACATATATAATTACGGGCGACTTTTTCTCGTCTAAACTTGTAAAAGCTCGTATACCTGCCTGTGTGATATTTTTCGCATAACAGCAGATTCGCATACCTTCAACCGGACAACAAATGCTACACTCATAAACAACCTCAAATTCAATATATTTACTTGAAAGTGTTCCGCTTGAGAACTTTATGATGCGAACAGATTCCGGCTTTACATATCCTTCAACAATGCACCTACCTTCCACTTTATTAGAAATTGTATTTTTTATAGTCGTTTCCACATTTGAACCAACAAGAATGAACGGAATCACAACCTTTGTTGTCAATATTGTTTTTGAATACAAGTCAGGTTCTTCTGGTGTTTTTTTTTGTATACTTGACGATGACGACGACGACATTATACAGTATATATAATATACTCTATTATATATTCTTTATATTCTCTATATTTTTCAATTTTTTTATTTATTAATTTTTTTTTAATAAACAAAAAATAAAATTACAAAATTACAAAATTACAAAATCATAAAATTACAAAATCATAAAAAAATCAATTCAGTTTTTTGACAACTAAATAGAGTATATTGCTTCAACCATATGAAGATTCCATCTTTTATTATTTAATTTAATGTGATTATAAAATTGGAGAATAATTTCTTGTAATATACAATATGTGATTTGTGTGAGATTTTGAGGTATATCGATAGAGTGTTCAAATTTATATTGTTCCAAAATGTCTTGTAGCGTGCGTTTTTTTGTTGGAGATGTACTACACACACTTCCGCGATTTTGACTTTCTTTCACTTTAAATGCAACACCATCTTTTATAAACTGCGTAAATCCCAAAAACTGCGCAAAATTTGTTTTATCAATTTTGAATTTACTGGTTAACTGATTACGCTCATCGCTCGTCAATTCACTTTGATTAAAAAGACTCCACTCATCTGTTTCATTTTTTTTATAAAATATTGAAATATCCTTTGACACAGTAGCAGGTGCATCTTTTAAAGGAACAAACATGTATGCACCAGACTCACCTTGCATTTTTGTAACAAACCTGTTGAAATACTTCAGTATGTTTTTAGCGCATGTCGGAGCAAATGTATCTGCCACATATTTTGCCTCTTCATATGCTATCTTCGTTTTCGAACTGGCTTCATCTTTTATTTTTTTTGAAATATTCTCTATCTCATTTAAATGAATGATCAACGTATTCATTTCATTGAATGTCAAACGGTCCATTACATGAATAAAAACGTACCAGTACACTTCATCTAGCTGTATGACTCTTTCGATTACATTTATCATTTCGCTGCAATAAATATACCATATTCTATCTCTCGATATCATTGGTATTGCGCCTGAAATTAATTTCAATACTGGATCTTGTGCATCCGCTATATCATTTTTTATTTTTTTACTCAGCACTGTATTTATAGCTAAATTATATGTGTATGAAACATTTGAAATAATATTTTTTACATATTCATACTCCTTGATTTTTTTTACTTCTTTACTCCCAGTGTCGCTTTCTCTCTCGCCATCCCCATCCCGTAATGCACCAACGTTTTCAACTTTTACATTAACTTTATCGCGTTTGAAAGGGATGGGCGTGCTTCGTTCAAATACACTAATGGTTTTATCATTCAATTCAACGGGTTGAAAAAGATAATAATCTCCAATATTTATCAAATTTCCGTATTTTCCATAACAATCCGAAATATACTCGTTTTTATCACTTATCATCTGTGTGAGTGCAAAATTAATTTGTAACTCCGAATACGTTTTGACACGATTTATAAAGTGAATTAAATCTATTTTTGTGTAAAAGTGTCTCTCTTTGAACGCAGATTTTATGATTCTAATAATATTTTCAACATTCATCAAAATAAATGTTTCATTAAATGTCCCCATATTGACATCTTGCTCTTTCAAATTGGCGTTTGGAGTGCATGTATACTGACAACTTTTCATATAGTCGCATGTTGATGTAAATGGCTTGTCGCCTATTCTATAATTAAGTTTTTTTCCAGTTGATAGTGTTAACTCAACTTCGGTGTCAATATTTTTCTCTGTAAAATTACTCTGATTTATATTTAAGATGCAGTCGACGGAAGATTCTTTTAAAATTCTGCTAACAATTCCCATTTTAACTGCTTTTGTTTCAGAAAAGCGATACATTGCTAAATCTGCTGATTCTTTTCCGCTTTTCAAAATAGTTGCATGTAAAAAAATTTGAACATTTCTTTTATCAAAAGGTAAATTTTTATGGCTACATGTTCTAACTCCGCGACCTATAATTTGTTCAACTGCGCTCATGTTGTACCAGGGGTCCATGACATGTATTTGGCGAATATTTTTCAAGTCAACTCCTTCTGACCCTGACTTTGAAATAATAACAACTTTACACATCGAACCGTCGAGATTTTTATCGGAACGAAGTGCGTTGATTTCTGCGTCATTATTCGGTGAAATGTATTGATTACCGGTAATTAAAGCATACTTTAGTCCATTTGATTTTATTGAAACGCTATTTGAAAAAAATGATTTTGATGACACATTTTCATTTTTGTATCTTGTAAATCCCAATTCTTCCAACGCAAGCGCCATTGGAATTATTCCACTCTCAATGAAATAAGTGTATATCAGCACAATCCCTTCACAAAAGGTACTTTTAGACGGTACTTTTTTATTATAAGTTGAAACAATATTATCACATATGGATTTTATTTTTGAACTGTATTCTCCAATTTGCTCTGGTGAAAATATTCGATTTTTCGAATTTTTATATACATACTGACCTTTTTCTTTTTTCATTACATTCAATAATCCTTTCTCTCCATACGTGTATTCAAACTCTTCTTCTTCGTCGTCGTTCTTGAATGGGTATGTCATATTCAAAATTTGTCGAAATGATATCAAGTCATTGATTGTGTATCCTGAAAGCGCACTGTTATCACCAATATCGCCAATCTCATTGTACTCTTCCATAATGTCACTTTTCGGGTCAACATCTCCGATATTTACTCTCCTTTCTTCGTGTTCCTCCATTTTTTTCAATTTTCTCTCGTATATCTCATTTTGATGTTTTCCAATATGGGTAACATACACATCTACATGTTCTAATCCAGGAACCGTTGTTTTGTCGTCAAACGTAAACTTGGGATAAGAAATGCTTCCTCTTATTTTTTTTTCTCCATTATAAACCTCTTGCTGTTTCAATGCATTTTCTTTAGAAAATTGCGATGGAAATATTCGATATGGAAATGTATACGGATTTTCACCGCGCACATATGATATATATCCAATAGATGCCTCTTTTAATTTTTCTTTGCCAACCTCTTTTCCTTGAACAACCAATAGATTATTATTAGAATCAAACAAGTCGCTTGAATGGATGCGAGGGCGTCTGTCATTTACTCTCATTAAATTCAAAAGCCATACAATTTCTTTTGGATCATTGAACATTGGCGTTGCCGATAAAAATAATAATCGCAAATTTTCTGCATATTTTACAAGGTTCATCAAATAAGCTGCATCTTTATTGTTAGATTTCAAATTATGAACTTCATCAATAATTATTAATCTATTATTAAAAAATTTTCTCATTTTTTTTATTCCTTCACGACTTATTTTGATTTTTATTTCCGCTTCTTCTTCCGCTTCTTCTTCCTCTTCTTCCTCTTCTTCCTCTTCTTCCTCTTCCGCTTCCTCTTCCGCTTCCTCTTCCGCTTCCTCTTCCTCTTCCGCTTCCTCTTCTTCCGCTTCCTCTTCTTCCGCTTCCTCTTCTTCCGCTTCCTCTTCTTCCGCTTCCTCTTCCTCTTCTTCAGCCTCTTCCTCCTCTTCCTCCTCTTCCTCCTCTTCTTCAGCATTTTTTTTACCCTTTTCGTCCTCTTTATTCACAATTTTAGATTTTTGTATAATTCCTTCACCACTAATCAAAGTTCTTATAATAGATGAAAATTTTTGATATCCAAAAAACATGTATGATTTTTTTATTATTTTACCAATTTGTTTTTTTATTTTTAATTTAATCTTTTCTTCCTCTAATGCATTCCCAATTTCTTCTTGATCAATTTCAAACAAATGTAAATTTATCTCTTTCAAATACTTACTGCCAGTGCATCCGTTTATTGTCCATTTTCCTGATTCATTTCTGTGTAATTTATTAATATCGAATAATTCCTTTTTGAAATTATTTTTCACATTGATATTTGAAACAACGATTATTTCTTCTTTTATTCCCATTTGATTCAAATATTCTCTCATATTTTCAGATACTCCGATGGCAGAACACGTTTTTCCGGAACCTAGACCATGATACAAGAGCAAGCTATTGTATGGCGTTTGAAATGACATGAAATTTTTTACAAAGTATTGGTGTGGTTGCAATTCGTATGTTGCATTGCACATTTTATCAGCATGTTCTTCCAGTTCTTTATTTCTGTAAATTTTTTCATTATTCATTGTATCATAAAATTCTTTTTTTTCTGATATTTTTATGTTGAAGTTTTCATCATTTAAATCGGGATAAAGAAAATCATTACTAGAAGAAACACTTACACCTGAAATTTCATTTTTGCGTGGAATTATTTTTATTTTTTTTTTTGCTTGCACTTCTTCTACAACTTCCACTTCCTCCTCCTCTTGCTCTTCACCAATGACCCTTTTCGCCTTTTTCGGTTTTATTTTAATTTTCATAATTTTCTTTTTCTTTGAAGCACATCGATTTTTTTCAGTTTTATAACATGCTTCATCATGCGACGTGGCATTTACATCAGGATTATAAATACACCTTTCGGTTTCTTCATTGTACTTGCAAAATAATTCCCCGGTTTCTCCGGTTTCCCCGGTTTCTCCTGGTGCTGCTGCTACTGCTGCTACTGGTGCTACTGGTTCTGCTGTTGCCACCTCTTTTACCTCTTTTACCTTTTTCGCCTTTTTCGGTTTTATTTTAATTTTCATCATTTTCTTTTTCTTTGAAGCACATCGATTTTTTTCAGTTTTATAACATGCTTCGTCATGCGATGTGGCATTTACATCAGGATTGTAAATACACCTTTCGGTTTCTTCATTGTACTTGCAAAATAATTCCCCGGTTTCTTCTGGTGCTGCTGCTACTGGTGCTGCTAGTTCTGCTGTTGCTGCCTCTTTTACCTTTTTCGCCTTTTTCGCCTTTTTCGCCTTTTTCGATTTTATTTTAATTTTCATCATTTTCTTTTTCTTTGAAGCACATCGATTTTTTTCAGTTTTATAACATGCTTCGTCATGCGACGTGGCATTTACATCAGGATTGTAAATACACCTTTCGGTTTCTTCATTGTATTTACAAAATGTTTCCCCGCTTGCTGCTGTTGCTGCTGCTGCTTCACTTTCCATAAATGTGTATAATTATACAAAATTAAATAACTTGAAAATGATAATCTATAATATAAACAAATAATATATTATAGATTTATACTCATTTTTTTCAACAATAAATACAACATTTAATCATTCAAATCATACCGCATGTATCATAAATTTATTCAAAGTATTGTTAACACTTGTAATTATATTTTTTTTTTCAACATTATATGGTCGGATTATTTTCATGCATTCTTCATATGATAACCACTTCATATTTTTTACTTCTGACTTTTGATAATCATTTTTTTGTAAAGTCTCTCTGCTCATGTATGATAAATAATATTTATTTTTATATGACTTAATGTTTGACCCGATAAATATTTCTTCAAATGGAACCACATTATTTATCTGTTTCAAACAATATTTGTCATATCCTGTTTCTTCTTCAAACTCTCTAAATCCACAGTCTAAATCTTTTTCTTGATGATTCCTCCGTCCTTTCGGAAATCCCCACTCTGCCGTTTCCCAATTTGTTGTTGACGACGAAACAATGCTTTCTAAATTATATTTTACACCCGACGACATTTCAACACCATTTTTTAACTGTAAAAATTTACTCTTCGAAACCTGCTCTTCTCCTCTGTATTGTATTCCAGAGTACTCACCCCATAGTGACGACCACAATTCATCAAACGATTTTGTTAATATGTCATTTTTTTCATATATTGTCATTTCATCAATAATATTTTTGATATACTGGTAATTATAAAGTGAATATTTTCCGCGAATAAATTCTACATAACCAAAACTATCAGTCCTTTGAATCATCAAATACTCATACTTATTATCATATTCTTCACACTCTTTTTCACTCATTTCTTCCTCCATTTTTTGATACTCGCTCGTTTTTCGAAACGCAATGACACCTATACTCGTAATGGGAACACTACAATTTGAATACATGTGACCAATTTTACCACAGTTGTTACAATAATTTCCATTTCCGTGACCGCTGTTGTTACCATCGTTATGAACAAACTTTTGCATGTTTACCTAATTTTATTTTAGTTTTTACTTTGTTAAATATTATTTTATAACGGATAATAAGTTATATGTAAAAGATAAAATCTTTTTATATTGTTTGAATACAAACACAAATCAACCAACCAACCAACCAACCAACCATTACCAAATATGAAAACCACAGCCACACCAACAGCCACAACCACCACTTTAGACCCTAACGTATGGGGTCCGCACTACTGGTTTGTGTTACTCACAATCGCAACATCCTATCCTAAAAATCCCAACGATGTTACAAAAAAAAAGTACTATGAATTTATTCAAAACTTACCATTGTTTATGCCATCCAGTGCAATCGGCAATAGTTTTAGTAAACTATTAGACACATTTCCAGTTACTCCATATCTCGACAGCAGAGATTCGTTCATTAAGTGGGTTCATTTTATACACAATCGAATCAATGTTTTGTTGAATAAAGAAGAAATATCCCTTCATGATGCTTTAGAAATTTATTACAATAACTATAAACCTAAACACGTTGTCGCGAGAGAAAGATACAAACATTGGCAAAAAATTGTATTTATCATTATTGTAATGTTATTTTTGGGATTTATTAAATACAATATGAGTAAATCAAATTAATTTTTACAATGGCTCAGATATTTTATAATCCAAGGAGATAATTTGTCCCGATAGGTAGGTTGGTCGACCATTTGAGCCTCCAACTGTCCATGTTTCAAAAGGTAATTCTTGATATCTTCAGAAATTTGGTTGTTCATGTTTTTTATATAAATTATATATTATATATATCTTGAAGTTCAATTTTTATATATTATTATTTTAATATAGGCAAACCAAATATTAAATTCACCAAAACAATAAATAAAAATTAAATGTCAATAACGAAAAAAAGAAAAATGTATATGACCGGAGGAATTCCAATATATCCAGGAGGATTTAGTTGCGTATTTAAACCACAGTTGAAATGTAAATCGAAAAATAAAAATAAAACACGAAGGAATTCAAGTCAATTCAATAAGAGGTCGGGTATATCAAAATTATTATTCAAAGAACATGCAAAGTTAGAGATGGATAATATTCATTTGTTTTATAATGCTTTAAAGCGTATTCCAAAGTCTCACAAGTATTTCCTTTTGACGAAATCAAAGATTTGTTCGCCTGCAAAAATACCAAAGCGCGACCTGAAAGGGTTTGACAGCATGTGTTCAAATTTCACAAATAATGATGTATATGAGTCAAATATAAATGCAAATATTGAAAATTTGCGATTGATAAATATGCCGAACGCCGGAGTCTCGATTAATGAGTGGCTATCAAACGCAGAGCTAACCAATGCGCGAATCATTCTTTTTAACAAGATGATGTCAGAACTCATTACAAATGCCATTGTCCCAATGAACAGAGTAGGCGTAATTCACAATGACATCAAGGAAGATAACATTTTAATAAGTTCATCAAAAACAAACCCAAGACCAACCATTATTGACTGGGGAATATCAGGTATATCAACATCACATAATCCTATCCCAGAAATTATTATAAATAGGTATATTTCTGTATCGAATCCATTTAGCAGCATCATTTTTACATCAGATTTTATGATAAGTTATAGTGGGTTTTTAAAAATGCATAATAATCCATCATCTCCTTCATTTCGCGAAGAACTCTCCTCGTTTGCACTTTCACAGTACTTGAAATTTAAAGATATTGGACACTACTCGCATATTGAACGATTTTTTATTGCCGCGTTCACCTATAAAGAACATTACATGACCCATTCCCATCAAGATGAACAATATTACAAATCCGAATTCGAATCCGATGATTTTCACAGTAAAGTTATTGAGAAAACATACCACAGGTATGCATCCGCATACATTACTGACGTGTTGATTCATTTTACCGACTTTGACACAGCATCAGGAGACGGAATCCCCAAATTTCAATATGCTAAATATTTTACTGAAGTATACATATTCAATTGCGACATATGGGGAGTTATGTGTTGCTACAATATATTTTTTTCAGTTGTAAAAGAGTCTAGAATCATTCAACACGTCAACACGACAAAGTATTTCAATTTCCTGGCGCGACTTTTATCGATATTTACCAATCAAATCATGGTCAATGGTCATGAAAAAATTAATGTTAAAAAATTAACTAACTCGATTACGAATTCATTTCATTAATTTTTCATTGATTTCATTAGAATGAATGAGTGAGGGAGGAGTTTACACAAATTGTGCATAATACGATGAGGTGATTATAGAACTTTTGTGGTGAGGCATGCCGTCATCATTATCATCATAGAGTGATGGTTCCACATAAGGAGCGCAAGATGATTTTTTCGCAACAACAATATTAACCGCATTGTTTATAATGTCATTTACAATTGCATCCACAGTTGCATGTATGTTATGAGCATCAGGAAGAGCATCAGGAAGAGCATCAGGAAGAGCATCAGGAAGAGCATCAGGAAGAGCATCAGGAAGAGCATCAGGAGCATCAATAGCAAAAACAGGATTTGGTGCCACTTTTTTTCGCATTTTAATTATAACATAATCATCTTCATCAAATTCATATTTTTTTTTATTTACATTTGCACTTGCATTCACTATTTCATTCATTTTTGTTTTTTGAACCAAAACTTTATCTTCTAAATATTCTTTTATTTCAGATGAATAATTCGCAGTATAATTCAACAAACTACTCACAACATTTACAACATGATAAACTCCTGTAATCAAATAATACTGAGTATAAAATAAATATTTATTTTCTTGAACATCTTTTTCTTCTTTATGAACTTCTTCTTCTTCTTTATGAACTTCTTCTTCCATTATTATTTGTATTTGTATATTATAATAAAAAAAAACCTTTATTATAATTTCAACTTTATATTTCTCTTCATGAAAAATAAGTATTGAAAAAAATATAAATTGAAAAAAAAATATATATTTTTATTTTTTGTAGTTTACAAGATTTTCAGAGATTATGGATACTGCTGCTAGTCAGCAGCACATGACAACAGTAACAGCAGCAGCAGCAGCAGCATGCGGCGGAGGACAAGGACGAAAGGGAAAAGAAAAAGGACAAGGGCATGAAGCTTGCAAAAAACAGCTTATGCTTCTTCAAAAACAAATGAATGATGCGCTCAGCAACAAACGCAGCGATGAAATGCGCAAAATTGTTGATGACAACTCTACATTGATTGCAACCACACGAGAAAAGGGCATTATCACCATGACGTTGCGATTTGCAATTCAAGAAAGCGACAATGCATTGATTGAATCATTGTTTGGTCGCCTATCGATGAAGCGTGACTATTTTGAGTTGATGGTTTACAAAGGTGACCCAGCGTACAGCGCTCATTTATTTGAAACATATGTCGATTTCGCATTGTTGGAACAAAAAGACATTCGATTCATGATTGAAAACGGCTTGACCCAGTTGCTTCGTCACTTGGACGGCAAATTTCTGCATGATGCAGGTGGAACCAAATCTGAATTTGAGAAGTCTTCAACTCTGCGTCGCTACTCGCTTCAAAATTGCGGTCACTACATCGAAAAAATCATGAAAGTCATCGAGAATAACGTGACGAAAGCCATTGCGGAAGATGAAAAGAAAAAAAAGAAAAGTCACCTTCCTCACGACATTTTGAAAACCCTGCAAAAAACTTTCGCCGCTTACGATATTATAGTTGACGGTGGAAGCGTTTTACACTCGCGAAATGGTCAGCCCAATCCAAATGATTTGCGCAAAATGATTGACTTGTTGAAAACGCGCGGGCATTCGCCGCTTGTTGTCATTCACGCATCGCACACCAACGTCAAACTGAACCCGACATATGCCCCAGATGTGAACAAAATTCTTGAAAAACAAGATGGTATCACTTTCATTACAACTCCGTCGGGTTTAAAGTTGAACGATGACCTGTTCATTCTGCTGGCATACTTGACTCGTACAGACCGCGGACTTCCATGCAGCATTATCACGCGTGACACATACACTGACCACATGGACACTTTCAAAAACACGCAAAAGAATGTGTCGGATGACTTTGGCAAGTATTTGGCAACTGACTTGATTTCATACACGAATGATGCATTCGGCCAAATGCACGTGCCTCCCACCCAAACAAAACCATACTCCAACTGCATTCAAATCGTCGAGCCGTATGCATACATTCCGCTACTGCCCACAACGCCAAGTATGCCACCCCCCGAATTTAGTCAAATACTTTTGTAGATTTCATATTGATTGAGGGAGTGGAGGAACCCTCGGGTGCAAATTGTGTGCGCCCTAATTTTTTTTTCTTAAACATTATATATACAAACAATAATAATGCCGGCTGCTAAATCAAAATGTGTAAAACAGACCCAGAAAAAATATACGACAAGGTCGTCCCCTCCTTTTCCTGCCAACGAATGTAAAAACCAAACAAAAAAAGGTAATAATGGAAAGTTCTTTAAATCAGTCGAAGATAAAAATGGCGTTTACAAGTGGATTGCATTAAAAATTACAAACAAGACTAGACGTAATTAACTTGAAATAAATTATATATATTTATTTTTTTAATATTTATTTTATCTCTCTTCTCTCTTGAACCCTGAATACAAGTTTTTTTCCAAAAGTAACATGGATGTATGAATTGCTCGGTTTAGGATTGTATGGATTTACGATGGCTCATTTTAGAGAGAAGAGAGATAATTCAAAAATCAAAAAAAAAAATAAACAAAAAAAAAATAAAAAAATAAAAATAAAAAAATAAAAATAAACAAAAAAAATAAAAAAATAAAAATAAACAAAAAAAATAAAAAAATAAAATAAAATTTACAATATTTTAATTTATACAAAAATATAAATTATAATAAAAAATTATTATAAAAGTTTAATTATACAATACGCACACAAGTATGAAATTCAAATTTGAGTTCATTATTTTTATTATTACCGCCGCATTAATTTTAAATACTTATTATGATGGAAAATATTTTAAAATGGTTGAAACGGCAAACGCACGAAAGTATATTAAAATGGCAACATTTGGATTTTTTGGATTATCCATGTATTTATTTTTAAAAAAGAACCCGGCAAATTCTCAGACAATAATGCATCATGCAAATGAATTGATTAAATATATGCCGATTAGTCGAGAATCAGCGGACATGTTGACACCATTTTTCGATATGACAAATAAACGCGCATTTTTCAAAGGAGCAGCGGGTGATAACGACGACGAAGCAGAAGACTGGTCCAGTTCTACATCTAGGCGACAACAATACAATATAAATAAAATGATGAGCTCGGGAGGAAATTCAGGGACCGGCGGTGGCGGCGGTGGCGGCGGAATAAAAGCCACAAAACGAAGTGTGAGCGAATCGAAAAAGAAATTCGTGGCAGCCCAACAATCGTGGAGATGCGGCGACTGCAAACGACAACTACCTAGTTGGTTTGAAGTGGACCATAAAATTCGCCTCGAACACGGTGGTTCTAATGCAGTGGATAATTTAGTGGCATTGTGTCGAGACTGTCACGGAAAAAAAACAGCATTTGAGAATTTTTAATACTACCGGTGGTTATTATGTGGTTGTGGTTATTAAAATATAATAATTTATATATATAAATAAATATATTTCGTTTTAACAAAAATATTTTAAATGAACTCAATGAATCCTGGTGAATCTACAATGTCTACTATAACTATATTATCTTTAGTTGTAGTCGGATGTATTATTATAAATGTTTTTTTATACCTTTCTCAAGATATATGGATAGGTGGTCTATTTACTGCCCTATTAGTTGTTGCAATCGGACTGACATATCGTTACAATGAGGTTTTTAACTTGAACATAACAAATTACAGTATTTCCACACTATTACAAACGTATTTTGTTCCAATTCTAACATATATTACGTGGGTTGGTGTATTTTACTGGTTGATAAAAGCAATTTATGATATTGAAGAAAATCCAGACAAAAGCAAATTTTCATTAATTTCTGCAGCAGCTTTAACTATACTTCTTCCCATTTTAGTGGGAATTTTTACAGCCTACCGTGACCAATCCACTGGTAAAAAAATATTGTATGGACTATTTGCCACATTTGTTTTATTCATTGGAATATATAGTTACTATATTTATACTTTAAGCAACGGTTGTAACAATCGCATTGATAATACAATCTGTTGGACATATGCCGCACATATCACATTTGCATGTTTTATTTCATTAACAGCATTTTTTATTTGGTTGTCAACAAAGAATGTATCAAAATATTTTCAACTACTACCGAGTTCTTTATTGATTGACCCAAAGTTGCCACTCAGTATATTTTCCGTGGTTATTTATTTACTGTGTTGGATATCATGGGTGATTGTATTTTTTCGTCATTCAAAAATATCAGATTTTTTTCAGGATGAGAAGGATGACGTTGTGAATAGAATATTTACATTAATTGGATTATTGACGTTGATATTGTTATTTATAAAACAAAATGAAACTGGAACAGAATTAATAAATATAATAGTGGAATTTATTAGACTACCGGTGTCTACCATCTTACTGCATGTATCTATCTTAACAATATTTATAATTTCCTTGTACTCTTCAGTAACATATATAACACAACAACAAAAAAATAATATTCATAGTACTGAAGTTAATAACATAATTTATGTTTTATTTGGAATTTTATGTCTTTTTTTTGTTAGCTATTTAGATGTATTATTTCAATTTATAAGAAAAAAATATGGTTGGAAATGGGTTATTATATTTTATTTAATATTATTTGGTATTATATTTGACGCATATTCTTATTGAATGAATAGACAATGTTTCAAATATTAATTTTATTCATTTATTTTATATAGTATATTATAAAGATATTATATAAAACATCAAACCAAACACATAATTCAAACACACATAATCTAAAACAAAAGTAAAATAAAATGGTACTTTCTACAACTGTCTACTATATTATGTATTTAATAATAATTTTAATAATAGCCGGATTATTATATGGTTATATTCATAACATCATTCATGACTGGACATTTCTAGTAGCAATAATTATAACATTTATAATTACAGGATTTTTCAAGTATATCGGAATACCAAACATTTATGTAGTCATCATTTTTTTATTATTATTAGCTTGTTCACTATTTTTCTTGAATAAACTTGCAGCAATTATTATGTGTTCGATTCTTGGAATACTAATGCTTCACTTGCTGTATAAAGTGGTTGTAAAAGGTGTAAACGTGACTCAGGAGGTCAATAATTTTTTTAATGACATGTCAGTATCATCAATGTCAGGTATATGGGAGTCAATCAAAAAAATTGCCAACTTCATATGCGGCTACAACATCAAAGGATTCTTAACACAAATTGTAAAAAATTCAATGTTAATCATTTTTTTCATGTATTTAGCCCTAGTTGTATATATTTATAAAAAACAACCGTTTCAAATCGTATCTGACAACAAATCTATTTTCTTATTCATCTTTTTATTCATCGGGTTTGCACTTTTGTCATTGCTTGCAATGGGATTTGAAGCATTTGTGCCCTTTATAACATCATTCTTAAAATACACAGTGTTGATCGGAATCGTCCTAGGAATCATTCTTGCAATTTTACACGTTTACAATAATGTTCCCGTGATTGCAAATACGGTTCTTTTTGTCATAAACATTGCAATACTTATTGGCATTTTTACCATGATTGTCAAATTCATTGGCGCAGAAGCACCAGGTTATATTTCTGGACCACCTACATGGTCAAGCTTACTTTTTAAAATGCTTATTTACTTACCTTGTTTGTGTTTGAATTTCGTTGATTCAATTAAAACAGAGTTGAAACTAGCACAGACGACAGGCTGGACCTATGTTATTATTCTTATTATTGAAATCATACTAATTGCGTTATTATTTATTCTTCCAAAAGCTTTTGATGCTGTTATTAATCATAACGGCGAAGTTATAGTGGACAGTGTACTGCCTCTTAATGTGTCAAATACATTACAAGCAAGTAGTTCAGATTCAAACAACAACAGTACATCCGCTCTGACGCCATCTCTTGTAGATAGTGTAATCAACAACGAGCCGATTTATAATTATGGACTGTCTGCATGGTTTTATATTCACCCTCAACCTCTCAATACAAATTCAAGTTATACTAAAAGTACTGTTGGTGTAAGTATACTGAACTTTTCAGGAAGTCCGACCATAAGTTACAACCCAGTTGATGCAAGTGGCAATGCAATAAATGCAATCGTGGTTAGCGTTACAGGTAGTACTCCTATAACGACCATTCCGTCAATTCCTTTGCAAAGATGGAATCACTTATTTATAAATTTTAATAATGGCATTATGGACGTATTTTTAAACAATAAATTAGAAAAAACAACATCAAATATTTTTCCAAATGTTATGACAAATTTAACTGTAGGAAAAGATAAAGGTATATACGGCCAAGCATGTAATGTTATGTACTTTCGAAATCCTTTAGGCAGTGACGCAATTTCGTGGATATACAACACACACAAAAACTTGAATCCGCCATTATCTCCAAACTTTTAACTTGACGATATAAATTCAAAAATTATAAAATCGTTTCATTTAGAAATAATAAAAATAAAAAAAAAATAAAAAAAAATAAAAAACATAATATTTATTAATTATTTCAATAAAAAAAATATAATTAATAATAATAATATCTAATACAAATTATATAGGTTAGTTTTATTTCTCACTACTACCATAGAACAGTAATGGATTTCTCTTTTACAACGGTTATTATAGTAATACTTTTAATTATTATTATTTATTTTGTTTGGACAATGCTTTCTTCTTCATCTTCAGTTGCTTCGACTGGTCATCAAGATGCAAGAAGTAAGACAAGTATTAATGTTCCAGTAAATACTAGTTCGTTCTCATTTGTTACTTGGCTTTACGTAAGTGAATGGTCACAAACACCAACAACATCAAAAAATATTGTTTCTAACACAGGGGGGACGCAAGATATAACTAGATTCAATTTAAGTTTAGATAGCAATAATAATATTTTGAACCTCTCTATAGGAAATGGCAGCACTCAACCAACATCAGTGCAAAACATACCACTTCAGACATGGGTATGTATTATTGTGTCTGTTAATAATGGTAACGCAGTAGACATTTATCTCAACGGAAAACTTGTCAGCACAACAAGTTTGTCAGCAACATATTCTTTACCTAGTGGAAGTTATGATGTAGGTGGTGGAATTACTGGTTTAATAAATGTAACATTTAACCCCGAACCAACAGGACCACAGGATGCTTGGAACATTTATTCTAGCGGAGATGGAAGTGGAACTGGAAGTTCTGTTACCGACTTTTTCAATAAATACAAAGTTCGTTTCGCTTTTGTGAAAGACAACGTGGAATTATCTAAACTCGATATTTAATATTTGATTTATTAAATTATCATAAATAAAATAAATTATAACTATAATTAATATATTATAAAATTATAGTTATAAATCTCTAATAAAATGTTATTTTATGGTAAAGAAATAAATATATTTTATATTATTTTGCTTGTAATTTTTATTTTTGCTGTTTATATTTCAGTTTCATTTTACATGCAAGAAAAACAAAGCGTCGCGCTAACAACATCTTCACAGTCCATTTTGAATACAAATAATTCTTCACCGATATCTATTCCACCTGATAAATTGTTGAACAGAGGTGCTTTTGCAATATCTTTTTGGATGAATATAAATTCATGGGTGCCAACAGATGCAAGTGCAAATTTTAATGTCATATCGCTTGAAAATAATAGTTCAACACCACAAGTAAATATATTCAAGTTGTATATTGATTCAAGCTGCAACTTAGTTTATAGTAGTTCTATTAGCGTTAAAAGTCCATACAATATAATGTGGAACTCGCAATCTTTGCCAATCAAAGAATCAGTAAATGTGATTTTAAATTATAACGGCGACGATGACTATGTCGAAGATGAAAATTATTTAGATGCATCTGGAAATCCAAAACCGATATATAATATGAACACTGGATTTACAAATAAAAATCGCGCTTTAGATGTGTTTATAAATGGGAGACTGAATAACACAATCATACTGACCACTTCACTAACAAGCACCAAAGAAAGCACATGTGCCAGCAATTCAGTGTGCGTGTCGTACACTGACTCATCCATGAATTACTTTACGAATAATAATATTCAAATCAGTGTTGGAGAATCAGCTAATATTACGCCTGGACCTATTGGAACAATATCCAATGTCAATTTTATTAAAGGTGGGTGTTCAATTGAAGATGCGCAAAGTATAAACAGAGCAGGAAATTCAAGCAACATATTAGATGACTTATTTTCATACAAAATTCGATTCGGTTTAGTCGAAGATGGGAAAGAAGTAAAAGTATATGACATATGACGGACGGACGGACAGACGGACAGACGGACGACCGACGGACGTATCAGTGAGCAAGTAATACAACAAATTCAAAAAAACAGAATTAAGAACAGAATTAAGAACAGAATTAAGAATTACAGCATGCCAATTGTTTATTTTCACGATACTTATTCAAGCGAATAAAACCTTCAAGCGGAAAGCTTCTATTCTTAACGAAATAATTATTTGAAACACTTGTTCCCTGAAAATTGCCGGCATTTGCCATGGTTGCTCCGTATGCCGAATATAATGAAAATCCGTTGCTTGTTATCGTGTCTGTTTTCAATTTTTGAAGACGCGTGCTTCCCGAAACAGCACCTTGTCGCGCAAACTGTGTGTTATTTGGCTTATAGATTGTACTACAATAATTATTTGCAGGTCGATTGAGGAGATTGTTATTATATGTTTTTGGATTCGTACAATACTTTGACTCGTAAACTTGCGGGCCATTTTGCGCATCTATCGGGTATAAAAATTCAAATGGAATATTATCATTTACGCTAGGATAGTATATACAACCTGGTTTTTTGGTAGTCGAAATTCGTTGAACTGCAGTTCTGCACCTAGACTGCAAATAACCCGTCGTGGTTTCATAATAAGACTGGCTCAACGTGGAAATGCCTGACCGGATTCGATTATTTTCAGGGTTGCACGAGATGCGCACTGTGTCATAAACGCTGGTAATAATTTCATAACTTGTGTCGGGGTTAATTTCATCTTTTTGGTCCGGAATTGGTTCAGCAATCGGAGTTATCGGAGTAACAAAATAAATATCCGGAACAGTTGGCTCATTGTTTTCATAAACAATGTCATAAATGGTGGCAGCCCCTGGAATATCAAGAAAAATTTCTTCTATAATTGGAGTGCTGATAAAATGTATCGGAATAGATATTGCACCATTATTTTGAATTTTTTCTTCTTTATCACACTTATTTTCTGCATAGGAGTCTGCTATTTGAAATGAATTCCCACCTGTTTCAATGCATTCGCATGACTCTGCATTTGTTTTATACACGCTTGACCCCGGCGTATCCATGAGCTGCACCGTCGCCATTCGTTTTTGGCTAGAATTGTCTGTTGATGAATTTGTGGGAACTAGCTGCTTGCGCCAGTGCTTTATCGGGCGCGCCTTAAACTCCGGTCCTATAAAATCAGCCTGATTTATATTGGATGGAACACCGTTTGCATTTGGACGATGCATGCCAGGAACTACGTTAAATGCAGTATCCGCCTTTGTCGCATAGTGCGGTTTTCGTGTTGTTCTTAAAGTATTTGAAACTCTAAAATTTTGTGGGTTATTTATTTTTGGAGTTGTCACCACTGTTGTCATTATTGTCAACTATTATTATCAATTATTATTATTATTTTATTAATTATTATTATTATCAGTTATTATTATTATATCAACAATAATAATAATATCAATATTTTAATAAATTTTAATACATTTAAATTTTAATACATTTAAATTTTAATACATTTAAATTTTAATACATTATTTCTTAATAGAAACTTCAAGTTGCGATATTGTAAAAGGACTTTGTATGAGATATACTTCATCATCATCAGGATGAAATTTATACAAGGAACAGTCTGCGTATTTGAGTCTCATTTGTTTAGTGGTTTCCGTCTCTTTTTTTCGTCTTGACCCGGCTTCATCGTCATCACCTTCGTCATCATTTTTTCTGCCTTCTTCCTGATAATCGGGATTGAACTGAAGTGACGTTTGGTATATTTCAATAATAGTTTGAAGAATTTCAAGCTTTTTTATAGGATCCGAAATTTGACTCATAGTTTCTTTTTGCTTTTCAATATCAGTTAATATTCTTTGAATATCATCACGAATGCGAATCAACTGTGCATGTCGTTCTTTGTTATGAACAACATTTTCATAATCAGAAATATATTTTTTATACAATTCAAGCTCTCTGTTGAATTCAGGAATTTTTACAGTAATTTCAGCAAGAGTCTCATCTTCAGATTTATAATTGAATAACAAATCCAACTTCAAATTGATAATATTTTCTTTCATTACTTCAACCTTTTTAAATTGTGATTCAATCAAATCCTGAAGATTGTGCGTATTTCCCATTTTAAATCCACGGCTTTTTTTTATTTTTTGCATTTTTGATAAAATAGAACGAATATTAGATGACTCAAGCATTTCTTGCTTTATTTCTAGTCTTTTATTTTCATTTGTCGACTGTATGAATTTCTGTTTTTTATATAAATTATTAATTATTTTTTTTCTTTCTTCAAAATAGTCTTGTTTCAGTCTAAAATAGTTCATAATCTTTTCATCATTTGATTCTTCAGCTTCAGTAGTCATCGTGTGCTTATATAACTATAGATACAATTTAAAATTATTAAAATAATTTAAAGATTTACAAATACATCACAATAGTTTTTGAATAAATATTCAATAAAATCGAATAAATATCACCACATCACCACCACATCACCACATAAACCATGGAAAATGTTATAAAACCAATGACAAAAGAATATCTTAAAAATTATCCTAAAAATAGAGAGTTATATAGAGTTGTAAATTTAATATGCAATGGTGTAATAAATAAAGTAAGTGGGCGATTATATACAGGTTCTGATTTTTGCATTGAAACTGCATTCAAGTATTCTATTCCGTTTGAAGAAGAGTGGGTTAGTGCTACATTGCGTAATTTTATTTATCAGTCACAAGCGCAACTGTCAACATTGGAGTACCACAACTTACAATTGAAATTGACAAATGATGCAAACGAAAGAGCAAAAATTCGAGAACAGTTCATTCAAGATTTGTTGGCAGAGCTTCAAGTTGTATTTCCTGATAGTAAAATAAACTGGATTGAAAAATCGTATTTTCCTCACGGGTACAACTATCATGAAGTCAAAAAAATGTTTATTGAAATTGATTGGACGCCATGACTGCCATGACTGACCATCCACATAATCACATAATCATTCAATATTCATTCATTCACCATGAAGGTAAATCTGTAATCAAATTAGCATGCGTGATATTGCCTTTTTGTCTATCCATTTTTATTGTTGCAGATACATTATTTAGTTTTGTTAAAATATATTGTTTTTCTTGTTGTTTTCTTCTTTCTTTTTCTTCAGGAGTAAGTTTTCCTTTGTATTTGTAATACAGAATACCCCCTAAAAGTATGAAAAATAATGCAAACATTGAGACATTGAATATTGTATTGTAGTGTTGCGACTTTAATTGATGACATCCTTTCAACACTCCACTAATAAATGACTTTACGCCGGGTTCAGTTAAAAATGGTTTGTCATCTTGACTATGACCCATTCTAAAAAAATTCATTTGAATCAATCTATGTGGTGGTTGTGGTTGTGGTTATGTAAGGTGTAACTGATGTTTTTACTTTTATAAAAGTGACAGATATTTTCATATTAAATTTTACACACAATATATAAAATTTAATATATTTGTAATACAAAGAAAGATTATTATAAAATAATATTTTTACTAAATAGAGAAACAGAATAAGCAAATGTCTACTACTACTACTAGTACTACTACCGATACTTCTTCAACACCTGCGCCAGCTTCCGCAACCGCAACCGCAACCGCTGCCGCCGCATCTTCTCTAACATCTCTAACCTCAAATTCAAAAGCGGCTCAAGTGATTGACCCAGCCACCTCTATTTTTGTTTATATTGGAGTTACAGCTGTTTATTTTGTTATGAAATACATGTTTCCTGATAAGTCAACAATTTTATTTGCTATTTATTTTATTTTAATCCTTGTGAGCCAATTTATTTTGAATATATATTTAGCCAAACAAATGTGCAACAGTCCTTCCAATGTTGGAACCGCGGCTGTTGCAACAATTATTCCATGGGTTCTTATTTTCGGTTTACTCAACTTATTGCTGACAATGTTTCCTGGATGGCTTGCCGCCTTTTCGAATACAATCGGCTATGCTATTGCAAGCGTTTTCGGCGTGTCGTCACTTTTTACAGAAAAGTTATTGAATGATACTGGAAAAGCGAAAGATAAAGATGCATTTATTGTCATTAAAAATATACTAAGCGATCCTTCTACCGTTATCAACACGCTGAACACTGACAACCTTGTAGGTTTCTGGAATAAAAGCATTAGTGTCGAATTATTCAAAGACGGACTTAAACAGGTTGATGACAATGTAACTGCCGAGAGCAGTCCGTTATTTTTCGAACTTAAACAATATATTATACTAAAAGACCTTATTTCTTACTTTATATGGTATTTATTGACAGGAATCCTTATTACATCTATCAGCTACAATTACATGTTGACCATTCCATGTGTGCAGACTCCTAAACAAGCACGAACTGCAGCTGCTCAATTTTTAGCAAATAAGAATAATGCGAAAACTGCTGCAGATGCCGCCAAGTCAAATGCACCCGTTTACAAAACCGATGGAAAATAATTTTGTGAAACGAACCCTATGGATAGTTTATATTTCTATTTTTACAAATTATATCAGAGAGAAGAGAGAATTATAGTCTTTACATGAAATAAATAAAATATTAATGTAATTTACTTTATTTACTGAACCATTTTGATGAAACAATTATATTCATATTCGCATTTATTTCAGTGTCAATTAAATAATGATTATAAACTGATATGAAATATTTTTCAAACCATCTTTTGCTAATGATTTTATATTCTTTATCAAATGCATACTTACAATAAGACTGGTATATTGTATATAGTGACTGACTTGTCAGTGGGTGTACATTCGCATTCGCACTCTCTATTTTAGATTCTTTATATTTTTTTATAAATTCCTCGATTTCTGCTCTTTTATTCCATATATTTGATCGGCATCCCACATGAATCAAATACTTATCATCCTCAATGATGATGTCTGGATAAAAATGTTTTATGAGTCCTAGCAACATCTTATCTGAAACGTTATTATGCAACAGCGTCGTCGCAGATCGTTTGATTGATTTGTTGAATAATGACAACAACTCTTCCAACTCTAATTCATATTCTTCTTCTTTGTCTTCTTCTTCGTTATTATTTTTTGTATTATTCAAATCTATTATATATGTATTCCAAAATGACATAAAACTACAAACAAATGGTAAATGTTTACTTGTTCTATTTTTTATAATTGTATTTTCAAAGTTATCCGGCAACTGCATAACGTCAATGTCCAAGTTCAACTCTTCATAATGTGTTGACAGCAACTCTTGGAGAGAATGATTAAAAAATATATTTGGAATATTCTCTTCCTCAATAAAAATCTTCCACAAATACAACAAATTTTTATATGTAATGGTGTATCCAGGACATTCCTCTGTTGTTGCATGAATGAACCTCGCCACAATTTCGAGATTCGTATTATTTTTTAAATACAGTGCATGATTTATTACTGAATAGTCATTACAATACTTTTCTAAAAATAAATCGGCAGACACGTATCGCGTTGAATAGTGAGATGCAACGCATAACAAATCAATAATGTGAGGAATAATGTGCGACTTGAAATAGTCGTCTAGAATAATAAACCCGTTTGATAAATCGCACACATTGATAAGTCGGCACTCTTCATTTGCATGTTCATAGTATTTAAATTTGAAATGAGTCAATAAATTAATTCCAAAGTATTTATAACACTCTTGACTTATTTCCTTTATACATGGAATAAATGTTTTTGAATTAATGAAATAATGAAGTGAATTTTTTTTATGAAGAATGTCACCAATGGTAGTAAGAAAGTATTTTACTGTGTCTTTGTTGTGAAAAAGCGCAGGCGTAAGCAGTCGTAAAATATTTTGAATTGTTTCTGACTCTGGTATAGATTTTAATATATTATTCTCTCGAATTCGTTTTATAATTTGTATTTTTATTTTATATTTCCATGGCATCAAATCTTTATGACTTGCACTAATGGTTGTTAAAATAGAGTGTTGAATGTTGTCCTCTTTTATAACTTCATACACTTTATCACCAGAGTAAATAAAAAATAACTCTGTTCCAGAGTGATAAAAATAACGCGTTTTTGCAAGAAATTCTTCAATAAATTCATCCGATTTTTCTTCAAGTGACTTTTTTCTCTCTTCTCTCTGTTGATACTGTTGAACAGTCGTTTCAAGAATCGTCGGCAATACATCTGTAATATGATGAATCAATTTTTGTTGAACATTTGGCATACTACTGTATTTATTATACAACGCTGTAATTATGTTTACAGCTTCCGCGATGTCGCTGCTATCATTTTGGTGCTGGATTGTATTTTGTGTGGTCGCTTCGAGCTGATTTATCATATAAATATATACGCGGGCGTGTATATTTATATATGCATATGTTTATATAAATTATTATATTTATTTATTATTTATTTGATTTTGTCTAATTGTTTCCAAATTTAACTATATTAAGAGTAAATAATTTTGTATAAATTTTTTAAATAAACAAAAGATTTTAATATATATATAATTTATATATAATTTATGAATCCAGTTGAGGAAGAAACTCCAGTTACAATTGCGGAAGAAACTCCCGTTGCAGAAGAAACACCAGTTGTAGAAGAAGCTCCCGTTGCAGAAGAAACTCCCGTAGTAGAAGAAGCTCCCGTAGTAGAAGAAGCTCCCGTTGCAGAAGAAGCTCCCGTTTCAGAAGAAACGACTCCCGCTGTTGAAGAAACGACTCCCGTTGCAGTTGTTGAAGAAACTTCAGTTGCAGAAGAAGCTCCCGTTGCAGAAGAAGCTCCCGTTACAGAAAAAACTCCTGTAGTTGAAGAAACTCCCGTTGCAGTTGTTGAAGAAGCTCCCGTTGCAGTTGTTGAAGAAACTCCCGTTGCAGTTGTTGAAGAAGCTCCCGTTGCAGAAGAAACTACTCCCGTTACAGAAGAAACTCCTGTAGTTGAAGAAGCTCCCGTTGCAGTTACAGAAGAAGCTCCAGTTGCAGTTGTTGAAGAAGCTCCCGTTGCAGTTGTTGAAGAAGCTCCCGTTGCAGTTGCAGAAGAAACTCCCGTTGCAGTTGTTGAAGAAACTCCCGTTGCAGTTGTTGAAGAAGCTCCCGTTGCAGAAGAAACTCCAGTTGCAGTTGCAGAAGAAATTACTCTCGTTGTAGAAGAAACTCCAGTTGCAGAAGAAACTCCAGTTGCAGTTGCAGAAGAAACTCCAGTTGCAGTTGTTGAAGAAATTACTCTCGTTGTTGAAGAAGCTACTCCCGTTGCAGTTGCAGAAGAAATTACTCTCGTTGTAGAAGAAACTCCAGTTGCAGTTGCAGAAGAAACTCCAGTTGCAGTTGCAGAAGAAACTCCAGTTGCAGTTGTTGAAGAAACTCCAGTTGCAGTTGTTGAAGAAACTCCAGTTGCAGTTGCAGAAGAAATTACTCTCGTTGTAGAAGAAACTCCAGTTGCAGAAGAAACTCCAGTTGCAGTTGCAGAAGAAACTCCAGTTGCAGAAGAAACTCCAGTTGCAGAAGAAACTCCAGTTGCAGAAGAAACTCCAGTTGCAGTTGCAGAAGAAATTACTCTCGTTGTTGAAGAAGCTACTCCCGTTTCAGTTGTTGAAGAAGCTACTCCCGTTTCAGTTGTTGAAGAAGCTACTCCCGTTTCAGTTGCGGAAGAAACTCCTGTTGTAAAAAAAAATACTCCAGTTATAAAAAAAACTCCATTATCAATTAAAAAAATCAGAAAGTATAATAAGTATAATAAATTTTTCATTAATATTTTTAATATAAAAAAATAATACTCTTATATTTTTGGAACATTCATTGCATTCGAATTCGCATTCGCATTCATCAGACTTAAAAACATTTTGAACCTGTGATTTAAATTGTATACATGGGTTTCAAGGTTTAATAAATCTGATGAAACATCAAATGACCTCAAATAATAAAAATATTTCTGATTGTGTATTTTTATTTTATTCAGAATTGTGTCCAACTCATTATGCAATTTTGTGCACATTTCATGAATACCTGTCAACGCTTTGTTTATGCTTGTTTTTTCATGAACAGTGGTGTCTGGAATCTCTGAAATATAACTTTCAATCACTTCCAATTTGTAAATAATATCCAATGTTTCTAATTTTGATTTAATGTACGTCTCTCCGCACATGTATTCCGATAAAATTTCATATATTTTTGAATTTGTAGCACCAATCGAGCGCAACACCGCATCCCTTTGTAATAAACTTGCAACAACCAACGCCATTCTAAAAAATACTTGTATAATAAATATATATGTTATATAAAAGTATAAATATAAATTTATATACTTTTATATAATTAATTCAGTTTTCAATTTCTATAATGTTTCAAGTGAAAAAACTAGTTTCGCACGCAGTTGTACCTAAAAGAGCCACAGAAGGCAGTGCCGGATTGGACATTAGTTCGTCCGTGGATGCAACTATTCCACCTCATAAATGGTGCGCCATTTCCACTGGCATTTCCATCATGGTTCCAAAAGACTGTTATGCAAGAATTGCACCGAGAAGCGGGTTGGCATTCAAATACGGAATCCAGGTTGGCGCTGGAGTCGTTGACAGCGACTATACGGGTGAAATAAAAGTTATCCTGTTCAACCACGGGGCATACGATTTTACAATCAAAGCAGGCGACAGAATTGCACAGTTGATTTTTGAGAGAATATTCACAAATGAATTGGAAGAAGTTGAAGAGTTGGTAAAAACAGAGAGAGGTGCAGGAGGGTTTGGTAGCACGGGATTATAAACAACTATTATTTTATATTATGCATTATGAAACAAATTATCAACCGATATTTTATAAGCCAAAGTTCTGTTACTGTATTTCTCTTGTTTATATTGGTCCTTCAAATGAAATAGACTAATGCAAGTATTATGTAACATTTTTTTTAAACGTTCTTCAACCGCATCCAAACTCCAATAATCATTTGAATTATTTTGCACCCATTCAAAATAACTCACAATGACACCTCCGCTGTTGCACAACACATCAGGTATTACTTCAATGTTTCTTTCAAGCAATATTGCGTCAGCCTCGGCAGTTGTCGGTCCATTTGCACCTTCTGCAACAAGCCTGCAACTTGAACCGATATTTTGGGCAACATCTTTTGTTATTTGCAGCTCTTTCGCGGCTGGAATTACAATGTCGCATTTCATTTTCCAAAAATCTTGTTCGCTTATTTTTTCAACGTCTTTAAACGCAGGCGAACTCTCCACGTTGAGTAATCCTCGATTATCAGCATTATATTTTTTCAACATTTCAACGTTCATGCTAGATGCGTCATTGAATTTATAATATCCGGTGTGGTCGCCAACCGCCAAGCACGTGTAACCAAACTGATTTAAAAAATGCATCGTCCAAACGCCAACATTTCCGAAACCCTGTATAATGTATGTTTTCAACGGATCATCTATAAAATCCTTGTGATGTTTATTCCAATAGTCAATTGTTAATGCAACGCCCAAACCGGTGGAGTGGTTTCGCCCCAAGGACCCTCCACAATCCACACTTTTACCCGTAAAACAGCCCAATTGTGATTTGTTCGACACATTGCTCAACTCTTGATATTTGGAAACCATCCAGTCCATTGTTTGACTTGACGTTCCGATGTCCGGTGCCGGTATATCAAGAGTTGGCCCAATATTTGTATAAATGGCGGCACAAAATGCTTTCGAAATGTTTCGATTTTCATTTTCTGAATACTTTCTTGGATTATACATGACACCCCCCTTTGCTCCGCCAAACGGTAAATTATGAAGGGCGCATTTTATTGTCATCCAAAATGCCAGTGCCTTGCATTCTTCCATGTGAACCTCTTCGCTAAAACGCAGCCCACCTTTATATGGACCCAACCAATTATTATGTTGAACGCGATATCCAGTAAATATTTCAACTCGGTTATCATCTAATACAACAGGAAAATTTACAATAATTTCCTTATTATGCACATTGAGGCATATTAAAAAGGTAGCATCATAAACAAATGTTGTAAAAACGGTTTCCAATTGGGAACGAAACAATTCCGTAATTTCACTCTTACTCATGATTGAGTATGACTACGTAATAAATGAAATGGTTTGATGTGTGTATTTATAAAAAAAATATAAATTAAACTAAATAAATACAAATACAAATACAATTACAAGTAAAAGTACAGTTATAAATATAACTAATATATTTTTAAGTTATTTATTTTTTTTTATTTATAATTAACTTCTTGGTATTGTTACTCCAAGAACACTTTGTATTTTATTAACATGTGTCGGATTGTACACGCAAGTTCCTCTTTCAATTTCAGCAACAATTGAAACATCAAAGTTGCATTTTTGTGCCAATTCCTTCTGCGTCATTTTTTTTTCACACCTTGCTGCGCTGACAGCAAGGGAAGTTTTTTTTGAAACATATTTCGTTTTTTTTACATCGTCGTCTGATGCGGCTGCATAAATGCCGACAGATGCCAATGATGACGATGTTTTCTGAGTTGTTGCAGGTGCAGTTTTTTTTTCTGCTGATTTTTTATTAAAAATAACGGGTTCCCAATCTTGATGATGCGACGACATTGATGACTTGTTATGAGTTGACTGATTTGATTGACTGATTGATTTTTATTGAGATTTTATTAATTATATATATAAATTCAATTTTATATATAATTAATATTCAGTTTATAAATATAAATAAATAAATAAATATTTACAGTTTATCCCCAAATTTGATACTCTTTTTCGAGTTTCACATTGTGCAACATTTGAAACGTTTTGTTTTCACTTGAAAAATAACTCGGTGTCAATATACTCCAGTCCAAATTCTCGTGAAACAGCGTTACCTTTGTGTATATGTATCCAATTAATGCACTGCACCAAAAACGTGACGTTTTTTGCGGATTGGGGTCTTTTTTGTAATACGCTTCTATCCAGTCGGTTACCACGATATCATACGGTTTATCATAGACAACTTTATGAATTTCTTGTAGTGTAACACTGTTAAATAGTTTTTCATACTGCTCTTTTGATTCACAAATCAAACGTCTGAGATAAATTTTTCCCTGATATGTTTTTAAAAATTCATCAAATTCGACAAATTGAACACCGAATTTTTTTTTATTATCTTCGGGGTCTGGAGTATCAGATATTCCCGATGTCCAAACGTACACACCTTTCAACTTGGGGTTTGTCATATCCGGGTCAACCACAACCATTCCAACGTGAGAATAATCGCTTTGGGTCATGAACTTAATGAACCAGCTAAATATTCCCCATGAATTGTGTTGTAAATCGTCGCACACCAACAAGTCTCCCGTTTTCAATGTTGCCTTCAAATTACTCAACTCGTCTGCATCTAAAAAAGTATTTGACTTCAAATTCATTTTTTTGTATAATAGTCGTGGTGACGTTGGTGACGTTGGTGACGTTGGTGATGGTGGCGGTGTTTCATTTAAAAGTGTCATTTCTGTACCTTTTTCTACATTTTCGTTTCGATTATTCATTTTGTTTTTTTTTTGGTTGTAGTAGTATTGTTTATTGGTATTATATTTAATCGTTTTTTTAAATAATTATTATATATATATTATTCAAAGATTATTTTAAAATGTCGGGTTTTTTTTCAGATATTATGACGGATATGAAAGGGATGGAGCAGAATTTGCTGGGTCCTGATTATTTGTATTGGAAACGCATATTGAAACCATCAGATATGGGTATGTCGGACGAAGGAACTTTTGACGCACTTGCTAATAATGTTGGCGGATTGATCAACTATGTTGAAGTGCTTGTGTCTGGAAAGGGTGGTTCTACAACAGGCGGTCCTTTAGGTGATAAGTTTTTTTTAAAAACAGGTGGTCAGTGCACTGACGTTGAATCAAACAAATTAGTTGACCGATATATTTACATTAATAATGTTCCGAGCGGAAACATCCCATTTATATCATCAGGTCTAGGGGGAACTGAGTTTACAGAATTTGAGGGATTAATTCCTGGAACGCTAGGTGATTTAGCGAAACTAAATCCGCTAAATATTTTCAAGTCATTCATGATGGGCGAAAACCCGCCGTGCATGTCAGTTACGCTCGCCACGATTACTCCTGTAACCGACGCAAATTTAAATGACACCGGACAAGACAATTTTGGAACCGACACTAAATTTGTCGCAGTTGCCGATGTGAAAAATATGGACCCGTGCACATTTCTCGATAAAAAAAATCCGGCGGACCCTACGCAAACATGTACTGAAACATTTATAAACTACAACGGCGGTAATGGTGATGATTCAGATTCATGCTCATCGTCGTCATCATCATCAAAACACAAATCAAAATGCAAATACAAGTATGCAGCGATTCGAAAAAATAAAATAAAACAAAAAAAGAAAAAAGATTCAAAAAGGTCAGGTTATCAATTTGATAAAATCGATTTTTCAAAATTACCAGATGACGTTTATGTAAAGGCATTTTATGCTTGCATAAGCATATTTTCTCTCTATGTTTTGTATCGATTCATTCAAAGATATAATAAAAAATAAAATAGATGACCTTGTCAAAGTAAAAAAAATACGGGAACTAGGGCTTGAACCTAGGACCTCGGAGTTATGAGCCCCGCGCGCTTCCTCTGCGCCATCCCCGTTGAGTACCACCCACAGGTATCGATCCTGTGCTTGCCTTTTAATGAGAAAGAGATAACCATCAAACTTTCGGACATTGAGTGTCTTGATTGTGTTCGACGATAAGCCGCCCGCCGTGGGAGTGGTTTACAGTTGCAGGCTGTGTTTTGCGTCGCTTAGCTATGACGAGGAGCTTCTGTAAAGCTACTGAATGATATTATTCCCCCAACAGGTTTCGATCCTGTGACCTTCCGCTTATAAGGCGATAACCATCATCAATTCGGACTCTTGCGAGTCAAGGTTGTAGACGACGGTGTTTTAGACGCTCTGCCGCTGAGCTATAGGGGATTAATTTTTGGGTATATTTTTTCCAATTTTTTTTTCAGCTTACTTTGAAGCCTTTTTTTGAGGAACTGAGAGGATTCGAACTCGCGACATATGAGTCGCTTGGTTTTGAAGTTTCCAATTTCCCATTAGACCACAAGTACACATTTGCGCACTTGCTTATAACAAATATGCATTAATCCATATATTAAGATGACATTCCAAATATATTGACTTGACTGACAACTATTAAAATAATGTTACAATTAATACATTACATTATACATTATAAAATGTTTTGTATTTAATTTTTTATTTATTTTTTTTTATTATTTCTTTTTTTTTTACTATTATTTTTCCTTTTCATAGTTCGTTTTTTATATTTCTTTACACTGCCACCACCGTAACGAGAGCGTTTTAACGGCCTTAATGGTTCTTCAGATGGTGACAAGTCCGACGACGAAGATGACGATTCAAGTGGTTCAGACATAAAATCCGATGATGTTGCAACTGGTTTAGATTGTAAAGACGCATCAGTAGACGACGCATCAGTAGATGATGGTTCAGACATAAAATCCGATGATGTTGCAACTGGTTTAGATTGTAAAGACGCATCAGTAGATGATGCTTCAGGTTGTAACGAGACATCAGTAGATGATGCTTCAGGTTGTAACGACGCATCAGTAGATGGTTCAGACATAAAATCTAACGATGATGTTGAAACTGGTTCAGGTTGTGACGACGAGCCCGATGGAGATGGTTCAGACATAAAAGACGACGACGAGTCCGATGGAGACGGTGACAAATCCAACGATGATGTTGAAACTTGTTGAGGTTGTGACGACGCATCAGTAGATTCAGTAGATGAGTTACCCGTTAACAAATTACTAATCGTGTTAAAAATACCACCTTCATTTTCACCACTTACACCAGCTTTGCATTTTTTATATTCTTCATCACAACTCTCAGGCGTGTTTGGTGTTGGACTAAGAAAATTAATAAGTGCATTTCTTCCTCCAAACATTTGGCGGCGTCTATATCTACGTTGACGCCGTGTCCTGCTACGCTTATTCATTCTTTTATTTTTTAGAGTTTCTCTTTTCATTTTACTAAATTTTATTATATATATATTAATTTTATATTATTATTTTTTCATCATTAATATAAAAATGCTATTACTTTTCATTTATGGAGCAAAAATTTGACGATTCCCTATACTTGTATAAATTGACCCTCCGCCAGATTTGAATGAGTTATTTGCACCCTTCTTTTTTGGCGCAATACACCCTCCAGCACGACACCTTCGAATTGCAATATTTCGACTAGTTGTGTCTTTGCTTCTAAAAGACATGGGAGCAGTTGTTGCTAAACCCACCTTCATACTCCCTCCGCCAATTGCATTATTTTTAAGACGCTCAATTCGTTGAGAACTGTCTTGCGGAAATGATATAGGCTTTCCAACTAAACCTGTGCGTTTATGAGGCGGTATTTGATTAAAGGTTGTTCCAAAATTTCCATGCACATTTCCGGCAACCTTATTATCCATATTTTTGACACCATTTGGCTCCCCTTTAGTTTTAACAAACGTACGACGACCCATTGCAAAGACGCTGTCATTGGATGACGGATAAAACTGTTGCGGCATCGGATTCACGCTTGTCAGCGTTGCATTATTTCCACGCTGTTTTATTAAAATATGACTATCAGGAGGACCATTAAAATTATATTTCAACTTGAATACCATTTTAGTTATATAACTTAATATGATATAATATATTATGCTTAATTAATATATTGTATTTTGAATGAGCTGTTATTGTTATTTACACTTTTATTATATAAAATAAATTAAGAAATATTATTAAAAGCGCCTAATTGCTCTAAATGCAGACTGAGAACCACTATTCAAGTTTCCACCATTGCTCGCATTATTGTAGTTGCGGTTAATCGCCTGAAGCTTCTTAAACGTGGTGTAATCTGAACCGTCGTACACATATTTCACATTGCATGTGGAAGATGGAACACCAGTTTTATCAGGATGCGGTTGAACTGCTCCCGCCATTTTCTTCCACCCATTCAATCCACCTCTTACAGAACTAATTTGCGTTGGACCGCCTGAAGTGTAATTTTTACGATTCAATAAATCTCCAGCATTGTTTATAGCGCGAAATGGAGTTGCAGCCACTGGCAGATTTTTTACAGTTCCAGTTGCAGCTGCACCGTTCCATGCTTCTCTCAACGTTACTCGCGACATTTCTCTTTCACTGCTGCCATCTGGACCACCGCTGCCGTTCTTACTTGATCCACCACCTAACAGTTTCGCAGAAAAGCCATTAAAAAAACCTCCTAAAATCATCTTCATTTTTAAATGTTCGTATATTTAATATATGATAATATTATATAATAAAATAAATAAAATTAAAATAATGAATATCACAAAATATATATATAAAAGATATTAATGATAATAACTTAAATTATATACACGTGAGTCATAATGCAAGCAAAGATTGATTTCAATTTAGAACACATCGTTCTTGCTCTCGAAGATGTTGATAAAAAAATTATGGATGTAGAAGATGGTTATACTCTTCAATATGATATAGAAACTAATAATGGTTATGCAAACATTCAACTGGATGAAGACGCATTATTGTTGCAAGGTAGAATGTTTTTTGATATTTTCCACATGCCAAAAGACAGTATTCAAACCACTGTTAAAATTTACAGGGATAAAAAATCTTCAATTTTACAATGTGAAATAAAAGGAAATAATGATTTGGCAAATTTAGTATTAGTAGAGATTTTACAACGATATTATGCCATCTATAAATAAAAATAAAATATTTTCATACAATATAATAACTAAACTCACAATCACTGTAAAATGGTCTGCATGAAAAGCTGCATTATTGCAACAATGTTCATCGTTGCAATGATTTTCACCATGTACAATTCAGACAGCACTTTGTCGATAAAAGAATTTACCGCCGTTCTCTCCGAAAAACAAAAAGCAATCTATAAAAAGATTGCAGACGAACGTCGACAAATTTATTTCAAAGGGTTTGGACTAGGTCTTGTATTATCACTTTTATTTTTATTTTGGAAAAGTGCGACGAAAAATTCATACAAAATAAATCGATTTTCAACAATATGCGTTGTTGGAGCAGTCACATTTATAACCAACTACTTTTTTTATATTCTCTCTCCAAAAAGCGACTGGATGATACTTCACATTGACGGAGAAAAACAAAAACAAGCATGGTTAAATGTGTACAGAAAAATGCAATACAACTATCATTTAGGAGCAGTACTTGGACTTGTGGGCGCGTTTTTTATTGCCAACATGTTTTGTGATTAATGGGACTAACAGGTGTGTTCATGATTCAGGATTACAGGATTATATTTCGATTATAACTTTCTAAAAAAGAGAGAAAGAGAGATTAAACAAATAAATAAAATAAATAAAATAATATAATATATAAATATTGTATAATAAAATGGCTTCTGCTCTCCCCATAGTAGACGATGTATTAGGAGTAGTAACTATAGATATGCCTGTTAAAAATGTGGTAAGGTTAATGAGTACTTCATTAGAAAATAAAAATGCGATTAAAAGATTATTTGGTGATAATTTTTTTAGAAAACTAGAAAGAGTGCGGATTGTTAGTGAAGCAAAAAAAATGTTTGATACTAATTCTGCATTATTCAAAGCTACATACTGTACTGGACAACTTACACCACAAAATTGTGATATTATTGAAAGTTTTATGAATTTTGCATTAAATGAAAGAAGCTGTGATGTACCCATCAAGAAATTTGATGAGTTATATGAAAGTCAAAACATAGAATTATTATCTAATATATTAGATAAAAATCCACATCCATTATTTGTTGGAGATAAAAATGCATTTTGTCAAATACTGGCACTAAAGCCAAAATCTCCTAGTCACGAATTACAAATGGAAATGTCATTATTATGTGGTGAATCACTTGATGGTAGTGAAGGTGGTTCAAAAAGAAAAAGAAAATCAAAAAGAAAATCAAAAAGAAACATAAAAAGGAACATAAAAAGGTATAAAAGAAAAACCTTCAAAAAGAAAAAATAAAACATATCACAATAAATATTTTTAATTTTACAAATATTTATTTTACATTTATTTTATTCTATTATTCCGTCATGATTCGCGGGACTACATTCATCGTTTGCAGTTCTTGAAACAGCAGCTTGCATGAATATGGAATTTCAACGTACGCGAAATCGGTTCGATTGTCGCACATTTTGCAGCAGTGAATGCCCAACGCGTCATTATAAGCTGCAACCATTCCGCATCTGGAACACACATGGACCTGGTATTTATCTGAAACATCGTAGAGTCGCTCGCGCGTGAATCGTGCAGCTCCGTGCGATACCATGCAGTTGTGTGCAACGATGCCATTTGCAAGAAATGAATGCGTGTCTTCTACACTGATGTCATACACGTGTTGCGGGCCGACATTGATTCTCGACACAACCTCCAAATTCATCGTGGGAAGTGAGGCACTTTCGCGATACACGCCATATACTGTAGTATCGGTGTCATAATCTTTAATATCGTCATCAATTATACCTTCTTCTTCATTAAATACTTGTTCATTCACGTGGTCGTGGTCATCCATTTTTTTTTCTGACTCTGCATCATCGCTTAGAAACCAGCTGAGCGCTCCAATTTTTTCCATGAATTGTTCCGCAGTGGGAAATGACTTGGATGTGAATTTGCCAAATTCTGTGCCTTTAATCAGGTGATCCGTAATATCGTGTGTGCTTGGAATTGCGTATTCATGAAGCAGCCCTTCAGTTTTCTTTAGTTCTTCAACTGCTTGAATAATGGCACTCTTTGTGGGCACAATCTTGTCCGGATTCTTCGATTTGATTTCCTTGAAATGCGTTATTTCATCAACACGATTCACCAGCCAATTGTGTTGACGGCAAACTTCTTCACGCAAGCGACGATATGAAACACCGGCTTCAAGACGCTGGGATTTGTGGCAGCAATAACGAAATCCGATTTTTTCGGAGAATGGTATAAGTTGTTCAATAGGAAGGTGAAGCGTCAACTGAAAACTTCGGTTCGACGCATCATTTTTATCTTTCAATTCGAATTTCTTTCTAGATGAGGATGTTTCCCGAAAATTCTGAATCGTTGTATTATGAATACCACATTTGGCAAGTAGTTTCTGCATATCTTCAAACATTTTTTGCAATGATTCACGATGCTCATATGTCTTCGATTTTGAAAATGAAACGGATGTCATAACGTCGCGTTTCCCCCTATGCAATCCAAGAACACATGTGTGTCCGTCGCCGCCAAACATTCCAGCAAGAAATTCACGAATAATGGGGCGTGGACAGTTCTCATTCAAAATAAATTCAGGAAGTGTTCCTGGTTGATCTATTTTTCTTCCACGCAAGATTCCGCCAAGTTGAAGAATATCATCAAGAAATTCACTCGGAATGTTAACAAAATAGTAATTTTTCGTTTTATATTTCATCTGGTTAATTTCGCAAAACATGGTTATATCACCGAGAAATTGTTTAACATCAATTACATGTCCAAGTGAAACTGATGCCTGTTTTCGTGTACCATCTGCACTAATACTTCCATCGGTAATCAAAAGTCCAAGTATGCGTGCAAATGCAAGCGTTCTCATATATTCATTATAAGTATCTGTCCTGAGCGTTCGTGTTCCTAATGATTGTGTCCAACCACCACATTCCGCAATTTCTTCCTTGACTTTCATAAGTGGATAAGCAACGCCGGTTTTAACCTTTGTTTTATGAAGTTCAAGGTCCTTTACTTTCACCCATTCATTATTTGATGTTAATACTGGGTGTTCTTCTGTACATATGATTTTCCTACCATCTTCAAATGTTAGCTCAACACAGTCACGCATTCCCTTATCCATAAATGCGCATTGTTTTGAAGGAACCATACCATTCTTGCTCTCACTCCACCCAAGAACATGTTTTTTATTTATATCCATTTCTTCAATCATTACTGATAGCCCACATCTTAGAGAAACGGGTGTGTCTCCCTTAGCACAATCTTTCTCCATTTCCCCAAACCGTAATCCTCCATCTCGCGAGCGGCCTTCCGCAGGCTGACGCGTGAGATTTACCATTGGACCGATGGACCTGCTGTGTTGCTTGTCGTTGACCATGTGTTTTAGGCGCTGGTAGAATGCGGGACCGATGAAAATGTCTGAATTGATTTGTTCGCCGGATAGGCCGTTATACAGGAGTTCATTTCCGTTGTTTTCGTAGCCGAGTTTTAGGAGTTCATTGCGGATGGTATAAACGTCGAGTTCTCCGAATGATGTTCCGTCGCCGAAGAGTCCGAGTTCGAGGAGGACTTTTCCGAGGAGGGTTTCTTTGAGTTGGGCGATGGTCATACGGGATGGAATGGCATGGGGATTGATGATGATGTCGGGACGCTGTCCGCTCTTTGTGAATGGCATATCCATTTCTGGAATGATGTTTCCGATGGTACCCTTTTGTCCGTGACGACTGCTGAGTTTATCTCCGATGACCGGCTTTCGAAATGTGCGAATGCGAACTTTGCAAATGACGTATCCGTCCCCGTTTCGCTCCGTGTAATTCTTATCGACGTAGCAGTCTTCTGTAGTCCTGTGCATTTTACTGGCGTCTTCATATTTGATTACTTTTGTGTGGTCATTCCTATTTTCCTTGATGGGCATGACCTTGCCCATGATAATGTCACGATTTTCAATAACGGAATTTTCGGGAATAACGCCCTTGCTATTCAATTTCGAATAATTTCCAAATTTCATTCCTTTTGTTTTTGTGGAATCTGGTCTGCATCGAATTTCCTCGTCACCGTTGATTTTCTTGTCCTCGTCCTTTTCAGTGTGATAAATGGTTGCGCTGAATAAACCGCGGTCGATTGCGCCCTTGTTGACAAGGATGCTGTCTTCTTGATTGTAGCCGGTATAACTCATAATTGCGACGATGACGGGTGCGCCGGATGGAATCTCGTCGAGCTTTATCATGCGCATAACACGAGTATCAACTAGCGGACGCATTGGATTGGATAGGACATATGCCGTCTTGTCCATCCGGTTGTAAAAGTTCGTAACGTACATGCCCATCGCCTGCTTACCCATTGCGCAATTTGAACTTGCAAAATTATCTCCAGCAATAAATGAATGATTATCGTGTTCAACTTCAATGTCAGATATCATGCAATCTTCTTGTCTTGTTATAGACTCAATTGGTATAAATGCCAAGTTATTAACAACTTGAATATCCCTCATCCATTCTTCGATATTGCCACAATACTTGTTTTGTTTATTATTTTTTTTTGTTTTAAGGTATTCAGTAACTTTAAATGAATGTATATTTTTAGTGTTACAATATGCATAACCAACTGTGTCATAATATTTTATAATATTATCCATTTTACTTGAAATAGTAAATGATATTTTTACTCTTGATTCACTTATTTTACTTTCTTTCACATGCAATGTATTAATTCCTAATCTACTTAATATTAAAACACATTGATTCATGAATGAAACCAGAGACTCCTTGTAAGTTGGATTGATTTGTTGTGATGTCTCTTGAATCTTTATAATATATATTCTTTCAATAGTAGTTAACCTTCTATCAATTGTTTTATCCCATCTGATTTTGCATCCATCTCCGCCTTGAAACCCTCTCATGAACTGAAGCCCATATGCATTATTGTCAACTATCCAATTTGGAATGCTATTTCTTACAGTTTCTGTTTTTTTTCCATATCCTATTCCCATACTTATTAAAAGTGCTGGCAAACATCCATTATAAATTACTGCATATGTGTGGTGTGTTTGTTCTCTGTCACTATCTTTACTTTTAAATGTTCTTGTTCCTTCCATTATTTTAATATCTTTGTCAAATCCAATTGATTTCAAATCATTTGTAAACTCTAATGCATCACAATATTGTCCGAAATCAAACGAACATTGAAATTCTTTATATAAATAAACACCGTCATTGTTGACATTTTTTCTATTTTTTTGGTATATATTAATTGAACCATCAGCATATAAATATCCAATTATTCTTGACAATGTTGTTAATTTAGGATTATTTTCATAAAGCGGAAGCAATCCGATATTTTTTAATTTACTAACATATTTTTGTACTTTATTTATTTTTCTATTTTTAGTTTCGTCAATTTCGAGTTCTTTCATCTTATTAATAAATTCATCTTCACACAATATGCATTTGTCTCCAATTTTATTATCTTCAATGTGTGTGGGAAAGTGAGTTATTCCAACTCTTAATTCGTTCTGTTGAATCAACTCACCCACAGTTTTCCAACCACAGTTTGTCATGAATTTATGGTCTTCTGTTGCTACAATTTCTCTTCCACTAATAGTTTTGACCTTGTAAACAGGATTATCATTTTTACGAATAAAGTGATTTACAACTTTAGTTTTAACTACTTCAAATGTTTTGGGACAAAATGACATTACACTGTCTCCAATTCTAACATCTTTTATTTGTGTCCTTGTTCCATCTCCCATAAGAACATTTTCATGAACTCCGATGCATTGATAAGTATTTCTGGGTGACTGGTTGTGCTCTGGAAACGGAATGCACGATGCCAAGATTCCAAAAATGGTGCTCGGGTGAATTTCGCAGTGGGTATAATTGTAGGTGAACTGTGAAGTCGGAGTCGGATTTGATGCATTTTTCAAATCTGTGCGTTTCATTGCAATCATGCTGAAATTCTGTTCCTCCGGGTCAATGTATTCAATCACTGCATTTTCAATCCTGCAATCAGTTACCAGGTCGTCCCACGTGATTTCACGGCGGTCCAACTTGCGCAGAACATCCGACGTGATAAATGTGCGATTATTCTTTACACGCAAAACCGGGCGCATAATTCGCCCCGAGTCATTGCAAATTCGAATTTCCTTGTTTCGAATATCAAAAACAACCGACGTGTAAATATTAATAATACCCTTGCTTTTCTTATCCTTGAATGCATTGTAGAGTTCAACCGGATGAGTGCTTATTCCTACCCACGCACCATTTACAAATACCTTTACTGCATCAACAAGAACGTTGCTGTTGGCAATTGTGTCGAGACATTGAATGTACGGTTCAACCTGCTTGTGAAGCGAATCGGCGTGACTCGGAATGGTGATATGCGACATGTAGCTGATATTTTTTACGACACCGACGCTTGCGCCTTCAGGAGACTCAGCGACGCATAAAAACCCCCATGTTGTGTTATGGAGTTTTCGCGGCGGAATCAGTTTTCCACTTTTATCAATCGGCGTACTTACACGACGAAGGTGGCTCAAACTCGACACATATGTTAAACGATTCAAAACTTGGGCAACGCCCACCTTATTTGTGTTGACATTTTTGATTCCAAAATCTCCAGTTGACAGAGCGCGCTTAATTCCATTTTCAATTGTTGTTGACTTGATTATCTTGTATGCATTCGTCTTGTTAATAATATTCAAGTAGTCTTCGGTCGACCTCCACGAGCCTGTATTGATTTCACGAATGACCTGCTTGGTCATATCCTTCACCACCTTATTGAAATAATTTCGAAATAAATTATTCAGTAAAACACCTGTCAAATCAATGCGCTTGTTCATGTATGAGTCGCGGTCATCTTGTTTTATAATCCCTAAACTGCATTTGATAATTCGTGAAGCCATGTACCCCAAATAGTATATCTTTTGTGCCTGAGTTCTGCAATGAGGAAACAAATCAGAATTCAAGATTTCAATTGCAAAATCGCGCTTCTTTCTTGCTCCCGTTTCTTTATCCATATTCAAAGGAGTAAACATGACAATCGACGTGATTTGACGCATCGCATCTTCATGAGTAAGAACCGTGTTGGCATCAATGACAGACGCGCGAAGTGCCATAAGTATTGACTCATTATTTCCTTCCTTGTTTTCAATATTAAACACTATCTTTTCACATATTTCCTTGTCCGACAGCACGGACAGCGCCCGAAACAACACAAACAACGGAATCGGTTGTTTCACACGCGGTATCTGAACATAAATCGGAAATCCAAAACCATTATTTTTGCTTGCTATCATCATATTAATTTGTTTCGGAGAAATACATTTAAAATCAGGCACAGACTTTACTTCCGCTAGCCACATCCATTTCGTATTTCCTTTAGAAACATTGTAACAATACACTTTGTTTTCAGCCGCCCTTTCTTGACCAAGCACCGTCTTTTCACTTCCATTTATAATAAAGTAACCACCTGCGTCATATGAACATTCTCCCGTCTCAGCATTACTAATGTGAGCATACTGATTCAATATGCAAACTGATGACTTCAACATGATTGGCATTTTACCAATGTGAATGCTCGGCAACACCTTGTGAAACGTTTGCACATTCTCAAGCTGTTCTCCTGAACGAACAATGTATTTTATATTTGCATCCACTGTCATTGTAGATGCATATGTAAAATTTCTTAAACGCGCCTCTTGGGGAAACATGAGTTTCGTAGCACCGTTGTTCTCATGAATTTGAGCACGATAAAGATGAAATTTATCAAACGTAACTTCAATCTCCAGTTTATATTTTTTATTTTTTTTATCAAAATCTTGCTCTGACGCAATCGTCACTGGATTGAACATTCCAATTGTTCTCTCAACTTGAACCCCAATAAAATCATTGTACGACTCTATTTGATGCCTCACCAAACGTTTCAAATGTTGGTCCTTAAAATATGAACTTATAATTTTCCAAGGCGCTTCCGAATATTCGCTTTGACTGTCGTCATAATCATTATATTCATCATTTGTTTCGAAACCTCTCCCATTACTGTCTTTTTTATTCATTTTCACGTGTGAAGTTGAAACAGCCATTTTATAATGTTCGTTCTGACTATTTTATAAATCAATTTATATTTAAATCTTTTATCATATAATATAAAATGATTTATACATTTATTTAAAGTAAAAAGATGTGTCCAAAATAATGTATTTTTTTATATAATAAATATAATATCAAAAAAATACCAATCCATTTTATATTCATTCATTCATAAAATAAATTAACCAATAACTAGCAACAAAATAAAAAGAAAATAAATGACAGAAATAAAAAAAAAGATAACCATCAATCGCGAACATTTAAATCCATCATTTTCACAAAAAAGAAATAACGGTTCTATAAAAAAAAATAGAAAACTCCCTGAATTTATAAAACCCAGTGAACTTAAAAATAATTTGATTAAATTATTGAAACAAAAGAGAGAAGAAACAAAAAATGCAACAAGAGCTCATTCTGTTCCTCTTGATTTTAGTAATAATGACAGTACTAATAATAATAATAGTAACAATGACAAACAACAAAAAGAGCCTTTTAATAGAGAAAAATATACAAACATTTTTTCAAAAGACTTTGAAGCATCCATTGATTATTTAAAAAAATTTAAAAAAAATACACATCCATCTTCAGTAACGCGAAAACATCACTATAATAATAATAATAATAATAGTAATAACAATAGTAACAATAATTCAAGTAAACTTCAAAATGTTACACTAGATGTACCCTCGAATTTAATGCTTCCAATTTCATCAAACATTACAAGACATGTTACAGGAGGAATAAACACAAACATGGATACGGACATGGACACAAACATGAACACGGGCGTTAAACATGACGAACCATTATCACCTGTTCTGCATTTAAAACAGCAACTACAAGAGCTGCAGCAATCTTTATCTACTTTGAAACTAAACATACCTCCACCACCACCTCCTCCACTACCACCTCATGAAGTGTCTCAAGCGCCGGCGCCAGCGCCACCACCTCCTCCGCCTCCGCCACCACCTCCTCCGCCTCCGCCTCCGCCTCCGCCTCCTCCGCCTCCGCCTCCGCCTCGTTCATCTTTGAAATATGACAACTTCATCAATGACAACAATCATGATGATGATGATTATGATGGCGCGAAAAATAACAAAAACAATTCAATGATTAAACTCAACGACGATGTTCCATATGGAGCAATGAAAGGTGGAACAAAACCATCATACAGACAATTTTACAATAAAACATTAAAAAAAAATTCATTCGATAATAACAACATTTACAATTATAATAATGAAAACAAAAATACCAGTCACCTGAAAAAAACCAGTCATAATAAAGTAAAAAAATATAAACCTCAACCAAGAAAACTCAAACAAGTTCGAAGAAAAACTACAATTAAAAAATACAAACTTGGAAAACATGGCAACAAAATAAGTATTTTAATTAAAAACAATAAAACCAGAAAAATAATTCAAAATGCACAACGCGAATTAAAAAATGTTCCAATTTATGATGTAAAAAATGCACTTATTAAAAATAATTTATTAAAACTTGGTTCTACAGCTCCATCCAACATATTACGAAAAATATATGAAGAGTGTAATATGACAGGAGAAGTTGTAAATACAAATGGAGACGTATTTATTCACAACTACATAAATGAAACAAGAAAAATTTAAATGAATTTAAACATCTTTAATAAAAATAAAATCAAATTATAAAATAAATAATATCTATTATTAATATAAAAAAAATGGGAAATGCTAGCTCAAGAACAGTTAATAGAGATGATAGTGTAATAAAAGCAGAAATGAATGAAATAATGACAAAAATAAATGTTCAGAACAAACGCCTTGACGAATTTATTAAAAACAGAGAAACAACAGCAACAGACCAGTTGAGTGAAAATAAAAAGAGTAAGGATGAGGAACAAATGAGGTTAACAGGAGAATTAGTTGCTTTAAAAAGAAGACTAACAGAATTAAATGACGAGTTAAAAAAATTAGAAGAAGCCGCATCTGCATCTCCTGCCGCTGCCGCCGTTGCTCCTGCTGCTGCCGCCGTTGCTCCCGCTGCTGCCGTACCCGCACAAAATCTTGATACACCTAGAACACAACAAATTTACAACCCCAGAAATCTACAAGGCTCTCCTCCAAACCTACCTGATTTTGAATATCCCGATCCCGCCGGTGGAACAATAAAAAGAAAAAATAGTAAAAGAAAAAATAGTAAAAGAAAAAATAGTAAAAGAAAAAATAGTAAAAGAAAAAATAGTAAAAGAAAAAATAGTAAAAGAAAAAATAGTAAAAGAAAAAATAGTAAAAGAAAAAATAGTAAAAGAA